ACTGAGAGCTGGCGATCTGTGCGATTGCCTGCGTAGCAATATTGCAGGCAGTGGCACGCTCTTCCGGTCAGCCTTACTGAAATCAGGCTTGACTAACGGGAATACGAGATTCGGGTCGTTATCGTCCGGATTCAACATGATTTTCGGTTCACCATCTAAGTCCTTAGCGATGAACTTGACATCTAAAATGTCAATGGCCTTAACAATGAATACATTTACTTCCTTCCGTAAAGTATTCTTATCGTTGAGCACATCTTCCTTCCACTTAAGGTCAGGATTTGTTGCTACTACAGTATAGATTTGTTCACCAAAGAACCGTCCATACTCTTTTGCAGTTGCCCGATAACGAGCCATAACTTGAGCAGCAGTGCTCTGTGTTCCTACTAATGCACCAATAGAAGATGCTACATTACTTTTATCCATAAGAATGTTTCCTTTCTGAGTCCGTGCTTGATTTCACCAATACGAAACTCTCTTAATTTTTAATTAATACTTTGTTAATGCTCTCCACCTTTCGATTATTTATATACTAAAGTATGCATCTTATATCATACCGCTTTACTAAGCTTTGAAATTTTAGTAGTGAAGTCAATCACATAATCTACTTGGCTTACTTTGAAAATAAATCGAAATAATTTATGAGAAATACTCTGAGAGTTACTTCTGATAACACTTTGGTAATTTGAGCTTATCGTACTCCAACGGATAAGATTCAATTTATACGATGCTTACCGCACCCATCACCCTACTTTATATCATGTTCTCTTGCATAAGTATTGTACAAGCATAATATATCGAACTCTTTCATCAGCAACTGGTATGCCTAGGAGTAATTAAGGATTACAACATTCTAAGCGAATGAGGGTCGTTTCTGTCGAGAAACGTTACTAAAACACTACAAGCTGCCTAATTTTTCAAGACACCCACTTGACCTCTCGGATTTCTTATTTATACTACACGAATACGAGGATTTCCACCTCTCATCAGCATCATAAATACCGGTACTATCTCCGCTATTGCATGAGAAACCTGAGTATATAGACAGTATACTCTTATATTTATTACTTTAAATCTGAATCAGCGTTCTTCATACATACTAAGTTGCAATTAGTACTTTACGAAGTGTCAATGTCAGCGATAACGGTTGGTAGTCGGGGTGGCGACCTGTCTACTCACACTACTCTTACGAACGGTAGTCTCAGCGTTTACAGTTCCATTGAACTTCCCATTTTATTAAAGATTAAACAATTAAAGCTCATTTATTCATAGCTGGCTTTATTCAGCGTAGATACATTAGTAAATACAGTATAACATCTTATACTCATAACCTAATGACATAGTCTTCTGCATTTCCTTAGTTTATGTACGACTATTAATAACAATAATTCTGGCGTGAACTACGTTACATCAAGAAGAAGTTTACATGTCTTGAAACTTATAAGCTCTGCCGTTTTTTAGTAGGTGTTTTCCCTGCATCACCTTAGTTTTATTTTTACCACATAATATGACTTGCTAAAGGTCACTGTATCTAGAATCAGGGTTATAGCGCCCTCAAACCGCTCGACGAGTCTGTTGCTCCGTAATCATTCCTCATTCAATTATACTCACACGAACGACCAAGCACGTGAGTCACTTTAGACTTGAAAGACTGTATCAATCTCATATACATCACTCCTACTTCATCCTTGGAACATTGCGTATCCACCTTCACGAGGACCCTATTTACCATAAGGCACAGAATTGGCTTCTGCTCCACGATAATCAGTCAAGTTTACATAGTGTGTACCATAACACGGTTATCCTTACATTAGTATCAGTAATTTACTACCTTCATAAGTACAAGTTCCAATATCCACAATTGCATATTGCATCACAGCTGATGTGTACTGAACACTATAGTTAGCAATACTATTTTTCCTTTCTGGGTGCATAGTTGCACTTTTGTTAACCGATTTTGGAGACCGGTGATCGCGTTATATGCTATCTCTTTTTTTCCATGAGTTGGCTGCTTTCTTTAGGTGAAACTAACCTTGCCTCTCGGCTTCACTTATTCTTTCCAAAGGAATAAGTCAGGAACCGTATTGCCCCTGTTTCAGCGTCGTGTTTATACTCCTTATTGATTCTGATTTTGATAATCTAAAACGAGTAATTGTAGAAGATTTCGTTCTCCTTGCTTTGATTTATAATTCTGCATTAGCGGTACTGTTTGCAGTAATTAAGAGTATTTAGTATTCACCAGACGGTTCTCAATACCTAATGAGGATTAAGCACTCTGATCCCCTGCTATCCGTTTTTCAGACGTTTTAGCCTAATATCCTACCTTTTGAGTGATCTCACTGTTTTAGCAGCTAACATATTCTCGGATTCTGTACTTTTTTCGGGCCAGCAGAAATGACTACAGCTCCCTAACACGGCGCGACTTGTACTATTATGTACCTCGCATGACTTCCGCTGGAGTGATTCACGCTACAGTTTTACTCCTCTCGAACTATGACATAATTGTAGGTTTTTTAAGTGGTTATTGTCATTAACTATTTTCCACTGAGCTTTTCTATTCAGCTACATTTTCATTATGTTCTGGTTCTAACATAGTAATTTTACCTGTACTCAGGCAGATTGTTGCAACAATCTTCTTACCTTTACAAATATCTACGAATTTATTTTTTACATCACTACTACTGATATAATCAACTGGTTCCATGATACTTGCGTTAAATCCATCCAAACATTTACAAGCATTACTTACAGACAAACGTAAGTACTTTTCAGTATATAAGCAATTAGCTATACTATCTTTAGTCTGATTATTAATAATATTAGACTGGTCTCCTTCTACTATAAAGTAAGAGGATTGAGATAAGATAGAACTAAGTTTACACCTTGCTTCTTTCATATCCTTAATGATACGAGATAATCGTATCATTTGTTTTAGTATAACTAAATTACTTACCATGAGAATTTACTTTAGATAATGGAGAAATAGCTTTAATACTATCTGGCATAATCCCTACAGATTTAATATAGGGATATCCAGAAGCTACTTCTTTCTCTATTACTTTAGTTCTCCACTTAACTACTGGTTTTTGTTCACCAATAGTCTTTACATTTACAATTGCGTCTGTTGTTCCTTTCACAGATACTTCTAATGTAGATAGGTCTACTTCGACATCTATCTTATCGACAGACTTATTCTCTTCACTATTAACTATAGGAAATTTTGGCATTTCTATAGGTGAAGGAATTACAGGTGCTGCCTGTACTACTGTGACTGTCTGTCGCAGTCCAAAGCCAATTATGCAACTGGCGATGAACATGCCGACAGCCGTAATAAATCTAAAATTCATATTGATTATGCTATTTTAGAGAATGGTTAGTCTTTATACCCTATGAATTGTAAAAACTTACGCCACATGTTTAATTTTTTTTTTCATCGGCGGGTTTTTCTTCCTTCTTTTCTGGGTATTCCTTCTCTACTGGAGAAGTTATTGATGACTGGCAGTACGCAGCAAGACGAGAAGCTGGGTCACGATACAGATTGATAATCTGACCAACTTTCAGACGAAGTTCATCAGGTGTCGGACTTTCATCTTTACTGAAGAAGTTAGTCTTGATAGAACCCAATACCATTCGAGCAATCTTTCGATCATTCTCAAGCTGGTTCTTCTTAGATTCTTCTACTCCTTCAAGATTGATTCCCCAATCTGCAAACAACTTATCAATATACTCCTCACCTAAGTTCGAGATAATAGCTGAAATAGCCTTATCTGACTCTGGCGTGAGTTCTTTGTTATCCTTCTGTTTCAGACGGAAATTCTCGTTGATAAGAGCGCGTACAGTTTCTGCAACTTGTTCTTCACTCCATCCAGCTTTCGTCAAATGGTTGTGAAGTACTGAGTGTGCCATACACGGAGAGCCAGTCTGTGAAGTATACACATATACTGAGCTTCCTAATCCCTTAAGTAAGCTAACAGGGTTGATACGGCTGAATATTTCATTCATCCAATCACCTACTGTCATCTCATCTAATGCTAACTTCTTGTCAGCGTTAGTTTCCTTAAGGCCGCGTAAAGTACGATACCATTCTACGGTGTTAACAATGTTTGTTGCTACATTTCTCTCTTTGTTGATGAGGTAAGTTAACGCTTCGTCAATTTCCTCATCTGTTGTGATCTTATTCGGATCAAGCTCCGGTACTTTAGTAACAGTCTTACCAGCATCTTTTGCTAGTTCTTCTGGAATCTCTGACTTGTTAAAGTCAATAGCCAGTTGACTATCATCACTACCTGGTAATGCTTTAGCTGGAGCTAGTTTAATACCTAGCATTTCAGCCATACCTTGCAACGGCATGAGTTGATTTGCATCAATCATCAGTTGCAATTCACCACGTTCGCCACGGTTGAATAAGTCTTGGCGAATATCGACAAGGGCAAGCAGACTCACTACATCAATCGTACGATTGATATCTGCGTATACTTCAGGATAGCGCTTGGCAAGTTCTTCGTTGTTAGCGTAACGCTGTTGCATTACAAATGCTAACATAGCCTTTCCATCTACCGATGAAGCTGTTGAACCTACAGGAATACCTGCACCGGTTATTCCACCTACAAGCGATGTTGCGCGCTTGATAGCCTTTTCTTCAGGAGATACTTTCGGTTTGTCTTCTGTAACTTCTTCAGGAATGATAGTAGGAGTTTTGTCTTTCTTCTGCTTTTGGGTGCCGGACTTCTGCTCTTTCTTCTGTTCCTTCTGTTCTTTCGTCTCTCCTTTCTGGTCTTTATTGGTTACTGTCTGTGCAGCTACTTGAGGCTTCTTTTCCTCTTTCTTGTTCTCCTTTGTTTCAACTTTCTCAGCTGTCTGCTGAGTATTCTTGTTATTTTCTTTTGCTTCTGCTTTTGCAGCTGCTTTAGCTGCTTTCAATGCTGCCTTTCTTTCAGCCTTAGACATTTCTTTTTGTGCCATAATTCTTGATAAATTTTTTGGTGGTTAATAATAATTTTTTACTTTCAGTCGATAGAATATTTAAAGAGGTCAACTATCATCCTCTATTGCTGGTGAGTCACGCCCGTTAGTATAGATATTACTAATCAATGCGCCTGATAACTTTACTTTAAGTTCTGACATGTTACTCACAACCCCAGATAGGCAATTGGTAGTACCTTCTGTCACTGTACACACTAAGCTTTGTGTGCATGCAGAACTATAGTCATCAACGGTGTTGATTAGCTGAGTAATGGAAGTATCTTGTTTGTTCATCCCTGAACGCACGATTACTTCCTTACTCAACATACCTACTAACAAGCCAGCTACGATGCAGGAGATATAAATCCACCACATCTTGTCACTGCGAAATCCTCTCGCAAAGACAAATGCTACTAATAGTAGCACAATAATCCAAATTGCTGACATGTTTGTAAATTTTTAGTTTAACAATTGTTTTAATTTCTCTCTAGCTTTATTAAGCTGAGATTTTACTTGGCTCTCTGAGAGACCCAATTGTTCAGAAATCTGTTTGTAAGACATATTCTGAACAGTACGTAGTTCGAGTATATATCGGTACTTATAACGAAGTCTATTGAAGGCATTTGTTAATCTGGCATCTGTTTCATTGAAGATATAGTTATCTTCAGGTGAGTAGTCGGCCGAACTTCTCAATTGAACAGTACTAGTGTCATCATCCAGCCAATAGTTTGCATTCTCCTTTTTAGTACGTCTAATATAATCAATACTACTATTTATAGCTATTGTTTTTAACCACATCTCAAATGAAATGTTGTTAATATAACTATCTAGCTTAGAAAAAGCTTTGGTAAAAGTAACAGATAATAAATCATCTGCTGCATCTTTATTATTTACAATACGATATATAGTACTGTATATAATTCGATTATACTTTTCATAAAGCTTTGTGAAGGCACTTTGTTTGCCTTCTTTCGCCTGTTTGATCAGATCGAAAAGCTGTTGTCTTTCTTCATCTGTCATAATTACGGGCTTTAGTGTGGGTTATAGTCAACCCAATGACTATAACCCTAGAAAGGTAATTGCAATATATATCTGCAATACCACTCATTCCATTCATCATAGAACTTACGGAAAGTATCCCATATACATTCCATGAACTCAATCTTCAAATCACGAGTAAGTACTTCAATAGGTAATTTGTTTACCATACCACAGACTATTCTTATTCTTACTTCAAGAGTAGTTTTAGAAGCTATGCCTATTTGCTGTAGTATTTGGGTATCATACCATGCTAGTACTTTAGACAATGTTTGTTTTTTGAAGAATTTGTGGAATTCTGTTTCTCTTATTTCCTTGTTTTGTATTCTTAAAAATACATACCAGGATGGTCTCCAATTTATCTGATTATATCTTATTGGACATTTATTCAGATAAGTATAAACAGTAATACTATTTACGACCATTGCGACGTACACTATTAGCTATTCTAAGTAATAATACGTTTATTTGCGCTAGGCTCCAGTCTGTTACACTTAGAATATAAGCTTTTGTAGCTTCAATTCCTCTGCCGTTTATAGACATATCGCTTATATAGCGCTCTGTAAATGCTTTCATCATATCATTACTGATATCTGGCATTTTTGTACCACGAATAGATTGCCTATAAGGTGGTAATGGGCATACTTCTGAGTATTCATGCTCGAAGAACAAGAATGCATCTGGATTATTACATACATTTTGTATTTCAATTGAGTCCTCAGATAATATTGTAAACTTACCTCTTTGAACAAGGTCATTCATAAGTAATGCAGAAGTAATTCTTAAACACGGTACTTCTCCTACTATATTGGCTAACAATTCATAGTTTTCTCCAATAATACGGTAGATTCCAGGATGGTTTAGTTTCATGACTTTTTGTTTATTTCTTTTTGAAAGTTATTTACTACTCCTGATATTGCAGACATACTTAAGTCTGGATATTTATCTAAGAGTTTACTTATCGCTTCAGATTCTGAGCGAGATTGATTAAGGATACTGATAAATTCAGTACGTTCGGCTTTAGAGTCAAACCATGCAAAGTATCTTATACGCATTGTTGTTGATAGTTTCTTGCTTTTTTTTCAAGTTCTCGAAATTTTGTCTCGTCTTCAGGAGTTAAATTACTTGCATCTATAAGATGAATAATTTCAGTGCCTCTTGTTTCCCAAAAGAAGAATATATTTCTTACTTTAGAAATTCCTTCTTTATAGTGATACTTATTCTTGTAACACTGCGGTACTACAGAGTTGATACGTTGTACCAATTTCTCTTTCATTCTTAATTCCTTACTAGCCTTGTCTAGAGGTTCAGGAAGTTTTTCTCTGATAAATTTTATTAATCCCATTTCAAATTAATATTTATTGATTAAATTTAATTTAATTTGTAGTAAGTAGGTGACTCGAACACCTTATCTCTTAGTAATATCTAAGGCTTCACTACCATGCAAAGCTTACTTACTCCAGCTTTTTACGACATTAGCTTAGCCGTTAGATCACTTACGCTACTAAGCGAGTGTAATCTGTTACATAACTTGTATTGCCAGTTATCTGCTTATTGACCTATTCTACCTTCACTATTGCTGTCAAAACCATAATGCCCCAAGGTGCCGTTATACGATACGGTCAAACGGCAGCTAACGGTTCTCTGCTGCAACCGTGCGGGACCTTTCGTTACTAGACTGGTTACATATACACGTATATCTTCAGTTTGCTCTAGCTCTTTTATTTAACCGCAAAGACCGTGGAGCATGAGGGAGTCGAACCCTCGTCCAAACAATGATTCAATAGACCTAACAGTCAATGTGGGTATATAGCCGACCAAAGCTATATACCCTATGGTCTTGAGAATGGTTAGTTCTCCTTATTACTGATCTTGATGATACTCGAATAATGATATATGACGAAACATATATGATACAAGATACACATTATTCAGTCTGATTTGATATCTCGACTAAAGCAGTTCAGTACTATTACTAATACAGGACAATCTTATTGTCGCGATCTCAGACATATGATCAGTAGTACACAATAATTCCACACTAATGATACAAAGATACGTAGTGTGACCTGTTAATTCAGGTCTTTGTGCCGTCCAATATGCTTTCGGCCCATAGGGCGCTATAGATATTCCCCCATAAACACTAAACTTGTTTAGATACAAAGATACTCAAGTTTGGAATCTCTTTTATTTTAGTTTTTAGTCTGATTAACCGTTACGGCGGGGAATCAAACTATTCCAGCGATAAGACCAGGAATTGGGGAAGATTTCGTCAAGTTCGTTTTGAGACTTGTCAATATCTTTGTCAATTTCAATGAGGTCCTTGTCAAACTGCTTCTTCAGTGCTGGAGCTTCATCATTCCAGGCCGTAACTGGCTTCTTACCACTCTTCACTTCTTCTGCGAGATTGTGCAAGTCCTTCATATAGGTCTTCATTCTCTGGTTCACGCGGTTACTACGGCGTAACTGCAATGCTGCGGATTTCTCAGTGTACTCACACTTTTGAACCACGTCGATGAGTTCGTTCGTAAGTTTTTCCTTACGGCGCTCGGCAATCTTTTCAGCTGCTTTCTTTACTACGTCATCGGTTACTTTGTTCGCGTTAGAGATAGACTCTTGAATGTCATCACTCTCGTTGTTTACATCAAAGATGTTCAATTTGTTTTCTTCTGCCATTTTGATAAATTTTTAAATGTTTGATACTATAGTTATTAATCACGAAATAATTTCTATGAAATTACATTTTTTAAAATATCTTTCTCTAGCTTCATATACTGCTACAGTGATATTTATAGGATAAACTTCTATCGGCCTATATTTCTGTTTCTCACACCAATACATTGCTGCTTCAGTTGTGAGCTTCCCAAAGTAAGCTACAGCTCTAATTCTTTCTTGAATATTCTCTGTAGCATTTATTTTAACTAAGGGATTGGTTGACCTACCCATTGTGTAAAGATTCTCTACGTTCTTTGTTCAGCCTAATTTTGCGTTGGCGATAACTTTCTCTCTCACCTGCTTTTATAAGCTTACGATTACCGTATGATTCTTTACGCTTGTTAGTATTCTGTGATATCAATATAAGATATCTACTAACACGTTTTTCTTCTGCTTTCAACTCATTTTTGAGTTTATTAGCAGCTTCTTCACATACTTCTATGTAGTCCTGTCTAGAATTCTTCTCTAGTTTCTCTAGTCTAATAAATTCCTCTAGGACTTTTATTCTTTTAGTCTTACTCATTTTTGATAATTTTAAGATTAAAAAAGAACTATCTTGCTTATTCGTATATCTTATTCGCAAGTAACCCATATCCTTCTTCTGACCTAAGCATTATGCTTGGTTGACCGTTGTATAGTCCATTGTACTCTTGAATAGCAGTTTAGCACTACTAAACTTCCATTAGGGTTTTGGTTATAAATAGTTCTAGGTTGACTGAAATCCACCATACTAACAATTTAAATTAGTAATATATAACAGCGGGCGGATACTCTGGCGGAATATCCTCCTTGGACTGTTCAGGTTGCATTCTGAGTTTATACTCATGAGTACATTCACTACAGTTGATTTTATTATCAAGTGTAGGACATTCATTAGATATGGTCATTAACTCATTATAGCGTTTATATGCTATGTTTTCAAAAGTATTTAACCATTCTTTTTTAATCACTTCTCCTATTTCCATGACTTTTTACGATTGTAAGGCTCCATTTTCTTATGCTTAGGCTTCTTTTTGAAGTCTTTTTGTTGCCTTTCGTAATCTTTTTCTGTTCTTGCCATATTAGTATAGTTTAAGAATAGAATTAAGTTCTCTTAGTATTTCTGGAAGTTTTGACAAACCGTAATCATGTAATATTAGCTTTACTTTACTGTTTGTATTTTCTGGAGTATTGATAATGATACGTAATGCTTTAGTTGTAATTTTATCTTCTTCATTAAGAAGATATTTTAATAAATCCTTACGAAATACTTCTTCATTCATTAATGATGGTGTGCCAATTTCATTAATGATATTACTACAAAGTTCACTTACAATTTTTACATTGGGTGTTAGAGAAGCTTTATCAGTATTTGTCGTAGGAGTCATTACTATTTTTTGTAGTAAAGCTTCAGATACTTCTTTATCGTCTAATATAGCAGCAGATATATCTTCAATCTTTGTACTAGTATTGTTAAAAACTAATTCTGCCATTTTTCTGATAATTTCATCATAATTCTTCTCAGGAGCTTCTCCATGGAAGGTAATAATAATTGCTTTCATTTTACTTTGATAGTTAATTAATAGTTATTTTAACTGTTATTGTATATTCATCTAATTCAGCATGAATAGCATCAGTAGGTAATTTACTGATAATAGGTAGTGGTGGATCTACCTTAATATTCATATCTGGATGAGATTTACATAAAGTTCTTGCTTTACTTAAAGGTATACCTAATATCTTAGTACACGCAAGTAAGTTTGCAAGATAGTGGTCTGTACCGAATTTTATTTCAGTGAGTTTACGACCTTCTTCTACTTTAATACGAGGCATTAGTTCCCTCCTTTGTTAATTTCTTTTTCATATTACTTAATGTTTTAAATCGTTAATATTATTGACGACGACCAGGATACTCTGGATTTTGTTTTAAGTTAGTATCAACTAGAAATTAAAAACATAGCTTATGTTCGTTCTTTCTTAGAATAAATAGTATCTATTCTAATCACATTTGTTAATAATAAGATAACAACACTTTGTTTCTATGACTCTCTCTATAGTTTTAACTCATAAGCAGGATTGCTGTCAAACTTTCCTTATTGGAGTACCTGATTTTAACGTCTGCACGATTATAAACACAAATACGAGTATCTCGGATATTACCCGCTATTGCCGTATTCAAGGGAATAATATACGATATGCATTTACTTACGCCCCACAGGTTTGTCATCTTCTGAAGATGTATACTCTATCTTCACAGACTGAGTATACTTAAAGATACTACCATTAAAGATGATTTAGTTACTTTATTCTCTCTTTACGAAAGTAGTATCTTTCGTATTGTCATAAGTGTTAGATAATTTATCTAATGAGTCTTTATAGTGTTGACTTCTAGCTCCGCTCATTACCTTGTTATAAGTGCTTCTGTTCGATTCATATATAGTCACAATGTCACTATTAGACAATGAAGTTCCATGTTGCCTTAGTATATCTATTAAGACAACGTCTGGCATTGTAAGAAATACACTGTCTATGTGCATGTAACGTTTTGTGTCTTCTCGAAACTGAAGAACTTCCTGTATTGTAGGTACAACTTCAGTATAAGCTGTGTCAACACAAACTTGTTCTACATTATCCTTTTCAGGATTGATGAGATTGCTAACCTTATCATGACAGATAAAAGTTAGTGCGCTAGCAACTAACATTCCTAATAGAATTAGGATTGTTGCTAAACTCCAGGCTATTGCTGAGCCTCTTCCTCTTGGAGAATCTTGTAATTCATTTTCCATTTTTTGATAAATGTTTTAATAGTTAATAAATATGAGAACTTAATCTATACCAAATATATATTTCATATACAATGGTTTAAATGTTTTAGCTGCGTATTCTGCTGCTTCTCTGTTAATGAACCTCAAATGAGTACCGACAGGAGCATCCGCATAACCAAGGCCCTCGTAAGAATACAGACCGAACAAACCCGCACGGGAACCATCTTTAATCTTGTTCCAATCAATATACCACCAACTGTACCATGTTTTAATTGGTTTGTTTTGTTGGTAGACCGGTATACATGATTTGTTTCCGTTGGCAATAAAGTTAATTGCTTCAGTGATAGTACTCAGCATGATGTATAACACGACATGCTCATCTAACTTCCTGCGCTTATCAATAGGTTTTTTACCTAATACAGCGCAAGCACTTTTGTAATCTTTTACTTGTTCGAACATAGTTTTGATTAATATTTGTTTAACATTTTAGTTAATTGATTTATCTGACTAATAACTGTATTATAACTAACTCTATCTATACCTTTTAATAGCATAGATAATTGCTTTAGATACTTTATAGATTCTCTCATACAAGAATTAATACTCATTTTAGTAGATATACTAATGGGTATTCTTATTCCAATTTCACGTAATTTATTATTACGAGCCTCAAGTGCTTCTGGATAAGTTCTGAATGTACCTAATTCAAATCTTTCTCCATGTAAGTATATGATTACTCTGTATGGTTTCTTTTTGTTATATCTACAGTAATAGATATACTTTTGGCTTTTACTTCTCATCTTATAGTATCTCCTACAAAATAAGTATTATAATATAGATAATCTCTAATATATACCTCTTTAGTCTTTTTACTAAAAGGGTTCATGAGTTCTAACACATAAGTGTCTGAGTTCCGTATATACTTATTAGTCACAATATAGTTCTTATACTGTGCTTTAAGTTCTACATAATTATAATAATCATAGTCTGTGCAATATTTACTTATTGATACTGCTGCTATTAATATTATAATTAATATAATTAAAAACTCACTAATGCTTGTGAGTATACTATTTGAATAACTTCTTCTGATTGTCATATTATGCTATTCTAATACATACTCTAGTAGGTTCATTATCTTCCCATTTTACATTAGGGAAAGCTTCTTTTGGGAGTACTAGACTATTGAACGTATTTGAATTTATCCAGTAAGATTTACTCTTTTTTGGTTTTTCACGGAACAAAAATAACGCTCCATTTTTTTCTCTTGCTACCCATGCTCGAATTGATTTCTTTGCTCTCATAATTATTGTTTTTAAGTTAATGAATGTACTCAGAGCGGGAATCGAACCCGCACGATTGTAATAATCATCAGAGTTTAAGTCTGAAGCGTCTACCAATTTCGCCATCTGAGCATTTAGTTAATGAATTATTAACAATCTTATTATTATTGAGATGAATGCTGTTACTCCGCTAATAATGCTTATTATAAGTAATGTTTTAAGTACGTTGGCTACTGTTTTTGAGTACGGTGCTCGTATAGTACAAGCTGTTATTATCATTGAGAATATACCACAAAATACAGTAATTAGTGTTGCTATTGTTTCTATCATAATTTATTGATTAAATTGTTAATAAAAAGTAAGGCATTAGTTTTCATAGGTACAAACTGGAAGATTTATTTAACCTATTACTTAACACACTCGCCACGTGAAGGCTGCCTTATGAGTGCAACTAGTATACCTATATTCACATATAAATATACTAGCAATACTACTCTTAGTATTCTACAAATCCATATTAAGCTAACTGAACATAATAAGTTGAGGACTATCCTACGCTTAGGACTAATAAGTATAACATGATTCAGAAGTTCACTATTGCATTAGTATATGGAAGGTTGTTATACTGCATGATTTTAAAGTCTGCACTAATACTACTATAACCGACTCCTTGTACTAATAAAAATTAGTCCGTCTCCTTGTTTATAGATAGATATAAGCCCCACATGCTTGTCAAGGATTCTCACCTTAAAGAGGAGAGTATGATTATCCTTTGAACATACTCTCTGGTTTACTGAAAAATGTTATAGGACAGCCACGTCCCTGGATTTTACTTTGTACACTAGCTTTTTCTTCCTATACGGTACATGTCTTTGATTTCTCTGCACTAATACTTAGGTATAAACCTAACTATAAAAGAATTTCCAGAATACTATTTGCAACTATTATTCCTTCTATTGAGATATAGGTTTATTTATATGCGCTCCTAAGATATAAGCCCCACAAAGTTGATACTGATTCTCACAGTATAGGTGCAGTATTTCTACTGCATTAACTTATTAATAAAATTTTGTTGTAAATATGTTTACATTATATGGTTCTAGTTTTTTGGCAATTTCATCTACTTCTTCTTGTCTAACTACTTTAGGTAATATACTATATTTTCCTATGCAACTATCTACGTAATCCCTGGCCTCTCTAAGATTAAGAGCAATAATACCAAATTGTTCTCTTAGTATTTTTATTATTTGTATTTTAGTTTCTTTACTAGCTTCCTTAGGTATAAACATACACATTTTTACGAATTTTGCGTTATCTTCTGAGTTTTCCTTATTTGTACAAGGAATAGGTGTTCTGATAAGAATAGATAATATGTTATCAAATTGTTCTGTTGAACATGTTTTAATTACGGCATCTATTAGATTTTCTATAGACAGTCTCTTATCATTGATAAGATTATCTATTACATACTGTTGAATATAAGTTATTTCTTTCATGTGTTTCTATATAATTGATTTATTTGTTAGTTAATGCGTAGAAAAAATAATAGAGTAAGCGCATTAATATAGTTATGGAAAACACCACTATAAGCTATGCTAAGAGCTGTCAGATATAAGACCTCATTTTCTCTTACTCTATTAAATACTTTAGTTCTAACGCCTCTGCGCCTTCATACTACGTTTCTAGAACGTCGTAACGCCCCAATTAGGGAGATATACATCATACACGAGTTTTCATATATCATTGTGTTGATATAATAGTTGGAATGCTAAAGTATTGACGCTTATTGTTCAGTTAGTGTCAGACTGTCAAGTACCTCATTAAGCCTATCGAGGTAATAGCTTATTCCCATCTATACTTGCTTTGGTTAGTTGCTACTAAAGGGTGCACTCACAGCGAACCTAACTGTGCCCTACCACGTGGTTTTACCTATCATATCTATTTGTGCATAATAAATATGATAGCTTCTTTGACTCTGCATTTTATATAACTGATAGTTACTTAAACAGACTTGTCACTGTCTACGGTAGCATTAAAGAAGAAAGTATAATAATATAGTCCTTAGCGTTACCTAAGTCTTTATAAGGGCATACCTAACTTATATTATTATACTTTAATGTGGTTAAGCTATGTTTCACAACATATGTAGATAATTTGCATTTCATAGAATAATTACTTTGCGAATAAATGTGCATTTTACACCTAAAACTTACAAATAGGAATTCTCTACTCTGGCGTTATGACTCTAGAAATCAATGTTGTAGTAGCTAAGCATTTACAAGGATAGTCCTAAACCTATTTGTAAGAAACTGGTGCCCTCAATGTCTTGGGATTGTTACACAACTCCGTAGCTTACGCTACTCCGAAGTTATTGAGTTTTTTTAAAGTAACAGACTATTCTTATTCCCGGTCTGTCAGCGGTAACACGTTGTCGGTCTCTGTGTTAATAAGGTAATGGTTGACCTCCTTGTGGTGCTTGTGTGAAGGTTGGTTGTTGACCTTGTGCTGTAGGAGCTGGAGCTGGTTGTACTACTTGTCCTCCAATTATTTCAGGTTCTGGAGTAGTTGGTACATGCTGAGGAGCTTTATCTTCTTCAGCTGGTACACAATAAGCACCAAATGCTCTTTGCCCTACTTCTTCAGGAGAACCTCCACGTATCCATTGTTTTTCTCCGAATTCGTCAATATAATATTGACAGAATATTCGTAGTGTAGTGTAAAGAATAGGTTTTCCACCTTTCGATACAAGCGAACCAGCTTTGATTGCTTCTCTTGCTGGTCGATTTGCTGTTGCATGTTGAGCTGGATGGTCTGACAGATGTTGTTTGTAGAACTTCTGTGGTGGACACCAGTCAATCCAACATCCTGTTACATATTGTAATTCTTCAGGAATTGGTTGGTCTGCTTGTGCTGTTCCTCCATGTTGAATTGATAACAATGGAGTAAATATGTTCACAATGGGCTGAATGAAACAAGTAAATGTTTGCATGTCTTCCCATGGACATAAGGTATTTTGAAGTTTGGCTACTAAATACTTAGTGCCTGCATTCTGCTTACCTTGTTCAACTGTTTTGATTAACGGTTCGATTAATTTATAACGTGCCATGACATGATGCACTTTACCTATACAGTGCTTAGGTTTTTGGTGATTTGTAAATTATAGCTATATATTACTTGATGAGGTAATACATTGAAAATGGGAGAAGTGGAAGAATGTGGGTGAGTGGTATATTATTACCCATTCACTCAAACAATGGCAAACACTATGAATTCCTTCCTGCTTCCCCCAATGTTGAGCAGCTGTGGCTGATTTGCTTCCTGTGCGCAGCCTTTGTGTTAATACTGAGTACTGTGTACTGTGTAATTACATACATTGTACTTCATCAACTCTTTGAACTAAACTACTCATAACAGTAACAGCATTTGCTACTTTTATGTCTCTTTCTACAACAGGAATAAATTCTTTAGCTACTTCACAATTAGAATATAACTCCATTGTAGTAGGGTCAATAAAGTATACTTCAATAAAACTGTTATGAAAACAAGATGGTTCATACCATAATGGTATCATCTCTACTGTTGATTCGTCGATTATACCTATAATGGAGTCCCCATTTTTAGATGTTTCGCTTACGCTTACTCCTTCTGGTACAACAGTTGGGTCTTCTACTATCTTATAATTACTCATAAACCGTAGCGTTTACATAGTTCTACTTTCTTACGTAATTCCACATTAGTATATGCAAATATTGTGTAACTTGATGTAACAGTCTCGCTATCATAATCATCAGGATGTGAGATTATTTTGAATGACTCTTTAAGAGTAAGCCAATTATGTGCAAATACCTTCCTATAAGGATAGAAAGACAACATAATAAGCCAATAGCCAATATACAATTTGATTTTGTTAAGCATATTTATAAAGTTTTAAGTTGATAATCAAAGTAAATAAGGGCCATTACAGCCCTTATATTAATCCCAATTGAACCATGCATCAGCATAATCCTCATCTGCATCAGATGGAATAAATAAACAATCAGACATAATAAGTAAGATTTAGTTAATAATGCAATGATTGGCAGTAGTAGTTGATTTGCTTTCTGTTGCATTTTCATAAGTAAACTCACCAAACCCTACCGGGGACTTCCCGATTTCTAACAGGGGTGGGGGATTTGTTTTGTGGTAGTCCACACACGGGCATCTTCTATTAATTTTTTATTTCTAAAAAAATTATAATTTTTGTTAAAATTATGTAATTATTCTTAATACTTACGTTATTAGTGATATGAATATAGAATACGAAATAATAGGCAATACCATCCCATTTGATAAATCTGCGGAAATGTATAGTAGATCTACGCATATAGGTAATGCAGATGACGGATGGTCTGAGATAGTAAAGATAGACGATAAGTATTATATGGTTCAGCAAGGATTACAAGAACACGAAGGGCATATATACATGAGTCAAGTAAAAATAATATCCATAGAAATTTTAGATTAATATGAAACTAATAGAATCTAGTGTACAGATAATTGAGGAAAAAGATCCTTATAAGATGATAGAGTTAGCAGGGAGGACGTGCTATAGGAGTGAGAATAATATAACAAAAGATAGTGCTAAAGAGTTTGTAGATCGTATGATTAAGCTTGGTCATGGAGCTATGTTAGAGCATGGTACTATTTACTTAAGAATACGTGAGACAGTTAACGGTAATATTCCACCAGCTATGCTATATTGGAGACATTTGACCAATAGTACCTACTCTAAAGTAATCTATAAAATAGAAGCTGACCATCCTTACGAAGGCAATTACGGAGTATTATACATAACTACTAACTTAAGAGTGCTAGTAGAAAATAATAGATTAGACGATTTGCAGTATCAAGTAGAACCTACAGAGTATCATGAAAAACGTATTACAGCCAGGTTTATATGTGATAGAGGAGTAAGCCATGAGTTTGTTAGACATAGAGTATTTAGCTTTGCACAAGAATCTCAGAGATATTGTAACTACAATAAGGATAAATTTAATAATGAGCTTACTTTTATTAAACCTACTTGGTTAAATATACCTACTGGAGATTATACTTACTGGGATGGAGATTGGTGTGATATTGATAATATGAAGATTCAATTGCCTTCAGATAATGGTATAGCGGACAACTTTTTATGGTGCTTGAACAATGCAGGAATGCAATACAGACTACTAATAAATAAAGGATTAAAACCACAAGAAGCAAGGGCAATACTCCCTAATGCAACTAAGACAGAGTTAGTAATGACAGGTTTTGAAAGTGACTGGGAACATTTCTTTGAATTACATTGTAGTGGTGCAGCTCATCCAGATGCTAGAAAGTTAGCTGATGAGTTAAAATCGTTAATGAATGTTAAAAACATTGAACTTAATAGCGTTAAATATTCATAAATAATGTTAATAAATGTTAAAGAAAAGGTAACATAAATAGCATATTAGACGTTTATAGGGGAGTAAGAGGGGTTAATCTACTAATACAGACTAATAAGTTCTATATCATAAGTAAGCCATATATAACTACTCTTACTCTAGATAAATTAATTATACTACTTTACTTAAGATAATGCATATGAATAAAGAAATTAAAGTTGATAAAGCCTACTCTGGAAAGATAATATATCACGGTAATAAACCTTATCAATTAGTACCTGAATTGCATAAAGGTATGTGTGAAGGTTGTAGTCTATATGATAGAAGCTGTCCTTCTAGAATTACTGGTTACTGTACTCAAGGTTATATACTAAAGAAAGTAATATTATGACATACCAAGAAGAAGGCTTATATCCTATATTCTTAGGTAAGAATGAATTTGCTTTAGTAACAGGTTATATGCTGAATGAAATAAATAAACACATATTAGAACACATAAATAGAAGTACAGAACTAAATCATTTTAAATACTATGAAAGAAGGAAAGAAAAATGATTTTCAAGATGGTAAGTTAAGATGGGATTTATTACCATTAGAAGAAATTGAAGACATAGTAAAGCTTTATACAGCTGGTTCTATTAAGTATGGAGATAATAACTGGCAAGGCTTAGAAAACGGTTATCAACGTTATAAAGCAGCTATGTTAAGACACTTACTTGAGTATGAAAAAGGAACTAAGATTGACGAAGAAACTAAAGTAAATCATTTAGCTGCTGTAGCTTGGAATGCAATAGCTATGCTTTACTTAGATAAGCACGGAAAGGGAAAAGTAAATGACAATAAATGATCCAGAATTGGCAAGAATAATAAAGAATAAACTGCCTATAGATATAAATGGTAAACAGTTTATAGTAGAATCATCTAAAGGAGGTAAATGTGATGGGTGCTACTTTCAAAGTCAATTAACTTGTCCAGTTAAAGCAGTTACTTACTGTACTTCTAATGGCGGTAATATACTTAAAATAAAGCAATAAAATAAGAACCTATGACTATACTTTACGTTATAGTATTAAACTAAGTTAAAGAATATGAACGAAGATAAAGTATTAGAAACAGTTTTAGAGAAACTTAATTATACCTTTTTAAAGGATGCATTGGTGAAGCCTTTAGATCCTATTATGGTTACTAAGGAAATTACAGAGCAGATTCCTACAGGAGAGAAGGATGAAGAAGGATATAACAAGTACGAAACAAAGACAGAAACAAAGGAAGTAGAATCTGAATGGGCTACTGGCATTGTTTTAGCATTGCCGTCTTCATATAAAGAAGATGAATTAAATATCGGAGATAAGGTAGTATATAATAAGAAATTTGCTAAAGATTTCGATCTGTTCAAGAATAGTCAATTAGTCAAAACCTATGACGTGATAGCGATTTGTAAATAATCAATATTTATACATACATGACATTTTTATTATAAATATTCTGGATAAACCCCGGCTTTGGCTGGGGTTTTTCTTTATACGTACTTTAAATGTTAACAAATGTTAAAAAGTATTAACAAATTTTTAACATAACCGTTTTAGGTTTAGTAGAACAACAATAGCTATTAAAAGTAAAAGTATGAAAAATTTAAAAGTAGTAAAAGAAGACGGATTCTTTAAGAAAGGTGATCTTCTTTCTTATAATGAAGAATTGGACGCATATACTCTTGATGTATACTGTGGTGATAAGTTTAGATCAGCAATAATAGATACTAATACTGCTGAAGAATTAGTAGAGAAAGAGATTATGGTAGAAGTAGATTCTACATCTGATACTGTTAAAGATACTATAGAGTTCTTAGAAGAGAAGATCAAAGAATATAAGCAGAATCTTAAAGAAAACCAGGAAAAATTTGAAAAAGGAGAATTACAACCCTGCGTTAAAGTAGAATCCGAAACAGTACTTTACAATTTAATTAAATTTGCAGATAACGTTAAAGCTAGACTAGAAAATGAATAAATTGGTTAAAGGAGTATCTAAAACCGATTTATATAATGAATTTCTAAGAAGCCTTAATGGTATCCTTAAACTTACTGATAGGGAGTTAGAACTATTATCTACATTTATACAAATAGATATGAATACTCCTAAACTCCCCAATATCAGTAAGAATGTAATTAGTACTGAGAATAGAAAGTATATCAGAAAAACCCTTGGTATTACTCCAGATAACTTAAGTAGATATATTACTAAATTTAAGAATTCTGGTATACTTGTAAAAGGTAAAATTGAGGATGAAGTAATAGTTAATAAGGCTTTAATACCAGAAGTAATCGGTGATAGAGTACAAATAACTATAATTTTAAGATTGAACAAAGATGAAAATACAATCAACAATGCTTGAGCCTGGATCTATTGTAGTTTGGAAAGATTATAGCTTACTTAAGAAGATTTGGTATAATATCTCAAGAAAGAATCTTCCTTATAATAAATTTACTCTTATTACTCAAAAAACAGAACTCTTAAGTATTAATGGTAATTTTGATAATGATACTGCTATATACGAACCTATACGTAAGTATAGTAAGTTAGAAGCAAATAAATTAGCCGTTATAACAGGTAGTTTACGTTATTCTAATAACTGGCTAGATATAGCTGACATTATTAATGTAATTAGACCAAATACTATAAGTAGCTCTATTACTTTAGATGAATGTAAGTATTACAGGAAAATAAATTTCAATGAAAAATCAACCAAGTATATATACTAAGTTAAGTAATAGATATAATCTACCGTATCATGTTATTGAGGTAATATGCAATAGCCCATTTAGATTTGCTAATGAAGCTATTACAAATATGGAAGATAAAGCTATCAGATTCACATATTTAGGTAAAATTAAGTTAAAGAAGCAGTATGAAAAGAAAAATTGACAAATACGATCCTGTAGTTTATCCTAGATTACTTTGGGTTGCTACTGAAATTACAGATCTAGATAAGATGTTTGTATTCTGTAATATAAATGATTTTACTAAAGAGAATCCAGATACCTATAAAAATCTAGTAGAAGATTATGAAACAGGATGTACTAGTGCTATGACAATACCAGTAATACACAAGAATTCAGGAAGATTTGGTGTATTAGTACTTATTTTTGATCTAAATAGTGATGATTTATCAAATACTATACCTCATGAGGCAACACATGTTACAGATTATATATTCGATAGTCTTGGACTATCAGCAGATGTTTTCAGCAGAAATGAATGCTATGCTTATTTACTTGGTTGGGCAGCAAGTTGTATCAGTAGTAGCGTAATTAAATTTAATGAGTAATGACAAAGGAAGAAAGTATAACGATGTGGAACATTGAGAAAAATAGTGCAGATAGTTCTACATTTACAAAGAAGATGAAGAAATTATTCTCTAAAGTAGAAGAGTTGATAATGTCTGGAGAATTGATGTATGATCAGTTTAGTGGAGATATGTTAGATGCTGTAACTGATATGATTATAGAGAATACTAACAAAGAAACTACACTTGATAGAGCAGATCAGATAGATTACTTGTGTGATAAATTATATGAAAAATATACGCAGCAATATAACAACTCAGAGTCTGGAAAAGGAGATAGTGTAGTTTCAGGAGATACTACAGAAGTACAAGAATAATTCAGAGTATGTGAATCCAAATGTACCTTAGAAATTAGCTGAAAGTATACTATAGAGATTAAGTAAGGAATATTATTTAGGTTATAGAATTGACTAAAAATTAGACATTATGAATAAATACGTTTTAGATAAAAGAAAATCAATAATAAAATTAAATACTGATACATTAGATTTAAAATATATTGATACAGTATATGATATAGATTGTGTGTGGATTATTGATGAAGACGGTATTCTTATAAGATCTGGCAAAGAATATAAAGTAGAAAAAGGTGATGTAGTATTACTTATGTATCGTATTGGTAATGAAAAAGAAGGAGATTTAATTGTTATTAATAACAACGATTTGAACAATTACTTTGAACGTAAAAAGAAATTCTTAGAAGAAATGGAAAAGCAAAAATGTACTGAAAAAGTTTGTAGGGATTGTGATCTAAAATGTGAATGTACTTCAAATTATTAATATGGATAAACTGTTAATAAACAAATACGGCAATAAAGTTCTATATGATACTGAAACTAATGCCATTAAAAATACGCCTAGTGACTTTGATGTAAGAGATGCGTTCTTTGCTAAATAGTCTGGACAAGTAATTACTGATACTGAGGTAATAGATTATAATGAAGGAGACCTAATACTATGTTTTGTTAACTGGAATGGAGTAGATTATGATACTAAAGTAGTAGTATGCACCGATCTAGTAGCTAAAGATGACATTAGTAGATGGTTTGAAAGCTTAACTAAGAAAATAGAAGTTAATGAAACTATTTGACATTATAGGTGGTAAAGTAGTTATTCACTCAGATGCTTTAGGTATCCCATGCTTTAAAAAGGTATGGGATGCCGATAAGCCAGATAAAGAGCACGCCACTAAAGTAATTAGCTATATAGTGCTTATGAATAAATGGAATAGTCCGTATGTTCAGAGTATGGAAGCTGATAGTAGAGAGGAAAAGCTGAAAAAAGAAATATTTGGTGATGAAAACTACCAATTTACTGCTGAAGAGATTAGCTGTGAAAACGACTATAAAGCATTCTGTTATACTCGTACGCTGGAGATGCTTGATAATATGAGACTGAAATTAGATAGCATCAGTAAGTACTATAAAGAATCTCTTGATGATACTCTAGATGAGAAGAAAATTAAAGACTTATTAGCTGGTATGACCTCTGTAGGTAATGTACTTAAAAGTATTGATACTCTAGAGAATATGGTTAAGGCTGAAGAGGTAGCTATGGGTAAAGTTAAAGGTGATGCTAAGGTTAATCCTTACGAGTTGGTGAAATAATACATTAATTTATAACCTAAATTAAACAATACGTTTTAAGAATAAACTAAGCAAATTATGAAAACAAAATTGATTATTACGTTTGATTTGACTAAAGATGGTGCAGACTTCTGGGAACAAGTTAAAGAAGTAGACGCTGTATTATGTAAGGTAGTTGTTAAGAAGCCTTGGTATAAGAGACTATTTAGTTGGTTCTAAATACACTTGCCATACGTAGAGGCAATTAAAATATATCTACGTGCACTGCCCTATGGTGTAATGGTTAGCACAGGAGGCTCTAACCCTCTTAGTCTGCGTTCGAGTCGTAGTGGGGCTACCAATTAAAATACCAGTCCTTTGAAACTATAATAGCAGAAGGAAACTTGTTGGATAGGTAGTTATCGTGAACAGGTAGTCTGGGGTAAACATCAGCCCAGGTAAGGAGTACTAAATATAAGGCGTATAAACCTCAGCTTAAGAAACTGAGTTGCAGTCACTGGAAATCTCCTTATAAGTAGTTTATCAGAAAAACTGTAATGTAGTATATTCAAACTGCACGTTAAATATTAAAGGATTTGGGCGCAGAAGTGCGATCCGTACTGATAAACTACTTAAAAAATATTGAAGCTTTTGAGGAGCAACGTAACTTCCTAAGTCACTTACTATCTGATCAATAGTAAACACAGCTAATGAAGGACTGGATCGTAAGCCAGCGTGTTAAACAGGTGTCACGTATAAACCTGTGTACTGCGGATTGGTGAAAAGGTATCATTGGTGGCTCATAACCATCGGTTCCCGTTCGAGTCGTGGGTCCGCACTATATGTAAACATGTTTTTTATTTTAATAAGTTGGGAAGGGGTTCGTTGTGAAACGCGCCCCTTTTTTAAAACAATATGGTAGACTTTAATAAAAAGATAGTAAATAGTAATAAATTTCGTTAGGCTTCAATATAGTTCCTAAATACAGGACAATACTGTTAGTATCCAGAAGGAACCACGGAATTTTACAAATTCTGGGATGAAGAAAGAGATAGATGTATTAATGGTTATACTGCTGATGATGGAGACTTTATCAGTGGATATAACTATTTTTATTTAAATTACTGTCCTATATCCCGTATTGTTAATCATATTACTACTGATAAAGATGGCAGTACTGTAGTAAAGCGTATAAATGAAGTTAGTTTTCCAGACTTCTGGGACTATGACTATTACTATTTTAATGCTGTTCAAGAAGCAGAAACAGTGGGTAAACATCTATGTCTACTTAAATCAAGACGTAAGGGTTTCTCTTACAAAGGTGGTTCTATGGCATGCCGTAATTTCTATTTGATACCTAATAGTAAAACATTCATATACGCATCTAATAAGCAATACTTAACAGATGATGGTATTCTTACTAAAGCATGGGATTACATGGACTTCATAGATAAGAATACGGCTTGGGGTAAGAAGCGTAGCGTCAATACCTAGATGCGTAGACGAGCTGGTTTCTATACTAAAGACGATTATGGTAATGTAATAGAAATGGGTTACAAGTCAGAGATTATTGGCGTTACTTTGAAAGATAATCCTGACGTAGTTCGTGGTAAGAAAGCCAACCTTATTATGTTTGAAGAGGGTGGTTCTTTCTCAGAATTAGGAGCAGCATGGCAAATTGCAAGACCTTCTGTAGAAGTAGATGGTATAGCCTTTGGTACAATGATTGTATGGGGTACTGGTGGTGATGAAGGCTCTGCATTCGAGACCATGAAAGACATGTTTTATAACCCAGACGGTTATAACTGTTTAGGTTTTGATAATATATGGGATGAAACAGCGACTACTAATAAGTGTGGTTTCTTTGTACCTCAGTATACTAATTTAGATATACGCGATAAAGATGGTAAACGTATATATATGGATGATGATGGTAATACGTTTAAAAAGAAATCATTAGAACATATATTAGCTGAAAGACAAGTAGTAATAACTAATGCTACTAGTAATGCAGCTGTAGACCGTTATGTGGCAGAACGTCCTATTACTCCAGCTGAAGCCATGCTAGAATTTAATGGTAACATATTTCCCAAAAAGGAATTACAGGAATAGTTATCATTACTTAGGACTAATAAGAAATTATAGAACCATAAACAAGTAGGAGACTTGATTCAACAACCAGATGGAACTATTAAATGGGTAATTAAGAAGACTGGAGATATAACTCATTATCCATTAAGAACCAAAAGAGATGAAGTTACAGGGGCTTTAGTAGGTGATGATCCTACTGGTTCTATAGTAATATGGGAACACCCTAACAAAGACGCTAGTGCAGGTCTTTATATAGCTGGTATTGACTCATATGATTATGACGAATCAAGTACCACATCTCTTGGTTCTTGTTTTATATATAAGCGTATACAATCTATAGAACAATATTCTGATATTATAGTTGCTGAATATACAGGTAGACCTAAATCAGCAGAAGAGTTCTATGAGAATGTAAGAAAATTATTGCTGTATTACAATGCTAGAGCAATGTATGAGAATCAAAATAAAGGTATCTTTGTTTACTTTACTAATAAGCATTGTGACTACTTACTAGCTGATTAGCCTGATATTATAAACGATATTGTTGGCAACTCTAAAGTAAACCGTAAGAAAGGTTGTCATATGAATAAGTAGATTAAACAATGGGGAGAAGGTTTAATAAAAGATTGGTTAAATGATGAGAATTCAGCTGGGAAAAAGAATCTATATAATATAATGTCTGAGCCCCTACTTGAGGAATTGATTGCTTATAATGATGTTGGTAACTTCGATAGATGTTTAACGAAAGGTACTTTAATCACAACGGATAAAGGAGATGTACCTATAGAAGAAATATGCATAGGAGACTTAGTATTAACAGACAAAGGCAATTATAAACCTGTTACTTGGACAGATAAGCACGTTCATGACGGTAATATCGTAACTCTACAGTATTCTGGAGATTATTAGAAATTAATTTGTACAGATAACCACCCTATCTTGGTTAAGTATACAGATAAATTATCGCATAAGTTCAGAAACTTAAACAGTCTAAGAGAGAACTTTCTAAGAGCAGATCAATTAAATTATAAATATCAATTTGCACTAGTACCTAAGAGAAGTATTGAGAGTAAACCAAGAACTATAAATGACAGGATGTTATATTTACTTGGATGGATAATGGGAGATGGATATTGCAAACCTAAGAGTAACGAAGTAAAAATAACATACTAGTTAGATCAACTGAAATGTGCAGAATAGTGTAAACAAATAATTGAAGAATTTGACGACTCTGTTCCTTGTAAAATAGTAAAAGATAAATCTAAAAACTGTTACAGATTATTTGTGTATTCTAAAAAATTACATAAGTTAGCAACTAACTTTGGTTGTATACCAAATAATAAGAAAATTAATTACACAGTATATAATAATCATGCGGATCTAATACCGTTTGTATTAGGTTTATTAGAAGCGGATGGACATTAGAAATATAATGTAAATTACGACGGTAGTAATAGAAACGCTATAGAAATATCTACCATTTACGAAGAATTATTAAGACAAGTAAGACAGATATTAATTGATAATGGTATTTACTCTACTATTAGAGAAATAAAGCCTAGGAATGGTAAAAAATAGGTTAATTTACAAATAAATGGAGAGTATGTTCATAAGTTATTGGATTATTACTCTTATGATGAACCTAATTCTAGTTACCCGATATTTTCGTATAAGTTTAAACAAATAGAGTATAAATATACTAAATCTGTATGCCTACAGGACAGTAGAGGTTTCTGGGTGCCAATTAAGCTATTAGAAAGTAAAGAAACTACTGATACTGTGTATAATATAGAAGTACAAGATGACCACACTTACGTTGCAAACGGTATAGTTACCCACAACTGTATGGCTCTAATTCAAGTAATGATTTATAGAGAACAGCTCTATAATGTCAAAGTAAAAGAAATAAAAAAGGAGAATAGAAATAGGGTATTATTTGAAGGCCCTATCTTTACTCAACAGTGGTTTCATGACGATGAACCTACTGATAATATCGAAGCATATATGTTTTAATTATGAAGAATATTAATCAATTTCCTTTGTAGAGATTACCTATGTCTAAGAAAACATAGGACTGGAAAGAGTCTTGTGTTGACTATATTATAGGACATAGTCAAGGTGGTTCTAGAAATGGTAATACTAGAACTCGCAAAGAGGAAATGTAGACATACTATGACCTTTACAATAGTATATATAATGAAAAGGATCTTAAGTATGTTACTAACCCCTTTAAACAGCAAGATGGTTTCCCTGCAATGGCTTAGGATTATAATATAATTAAGCCTAAAATAGACCTATTATTAGGTGAAGAAACTAAAAGACCATTTAATTTTAGAGTAGTACGTACAAGTGATATAGCTACTAGTGAAATGTAGGATAAAGCTAAACAAATGCTTATAGACTACATACAAGCTACTATCATGAGTAGACTAGGCCCTGAAGAACAGGACAGATACCAAGAAGCATTACAATCAGGTGAAGTAATGCCACCAGAATAGATACAAAAGTACATGAGTAAAGACTATAAAGATATAGCTGAGATAACAGCATATCATAGTCTAAACTATTTGAAGAACAAGTTGAATATTACTCATGAATTCTATAAAGGTTGGAAAGATGCTCTAGTTGGTGGTGAAGAGATATACTACGTAGGAATAGTAAATGGAGAGCCTCATTTAGAGAGAATAAATCCTATTTATTTTGACTATGATACTGATACATCTGATCTTGAATTCATACATGAAGCACAATGGTGTTGTTATGAGATGATTATGTCTGTTACTGAAGTATATGACAGACTATATGATAAGATGTCAGAAAAGCAATTGAATGACCTGCTGGACATGATGGATGATAGTTCTAAAGGTGGCATAACCCCCGAAGTAAGAAAAACATCTTTAGACTATCCTCACATCAAAACTCATAGTATTAATGGGTTTGCTGCTAATCCATTTGAAGAATCTAATAATGTGCACGTATGGCATTGTTGTTGGAAATCACTTAAGAAGATTGGCTTTGTAACAATAATTAATCCAGAAACAGGTATGCCTGAAGACTATCAAGTTGATGAAACTTATAAGGTAACGGGCAACGAAATCAATGTAGAATGGAGATGGATTATTGAAGTTTGGGAAGGATATAGAATAGGTGAGGATCTATATGTCGGTATAGAACCACTTGAGTATCAACATGTATCAGCAGATAATCCTAATTCACAAAGACTGCCATATACAGGAGTAATATACAATAATACTAACAGTAGACCACGTAGTCTTGTTAGTATGATGAAGCCATTACAATACATGTATATCGTACTTTGGTATCGTCTTGAATTAGCTATGGCTAGAGATAAAGGTAAAGTAGTTACTATGGATATTACTTAGATACCTAAGTCTATGAATATAGATGTAGCTAAATGGATGCATTACTTATCAGCACTTGGAGTTAACTTTGTTAATCCATATGAAGAAGGGTGGGATATACCAGGACGTGAGGGTGGTAAACCATCCCAATTCAATCAGATATCTGCTTTAGATCTTACTATGGCTAATACTATTGATCAATACATTAATTTAATGGACAAGATCGAAAGTATGTTATCTGAGATATCAGGAGTAAGTAAACAGCGTGAAGGTTCTATTGCATCTAATGAATTAGTAGGTAATGTAGAACGTTCCGTAGTACAATCTGCTCATATTACTGAACCTTGGTTCTGGACACACAATTAGGTAAAGAAAGAGTGTATTACTATGTTATTAGATACAGCTAAATATGCTTGGAAAGATAATAAGACTTGCATATAGTATGTATTAGATGATGCAACCAGAACATTCTTAACTTTATCTGATGATTTCTTCTATGAAGATTATGATATATTTGTAGAAGATACTACTAAGAATCAACAGCAGATTGAAGCTCTTAGAAATCTTATGCAGCCTGCTATGCAAAATGGTGCTAGTTTGCTTGATATTGCTGAAATCATCACCATGGATAATGTTACTATGATCAAGAATAAACTTGAAGAAATAGAACAGAAAAGAATGGAACAACAACAACAAATGGAACAAGCACAAGCAGAAAGAGAACAGCAATTAGTTCAAATGCAGAATGAGGTTAAGGAAGAAGAACTTATGCTTAAAGAAGCTGAATTAGATCTTGAAAAATATAAGATTGATACAGATGCTTCTACTAAGATTACTGTTGCCCAGATCAATGCGTATAGAGGTTCTGAAAACATGGATCAAGATATGAATGGTATACCTGATCCTATAGAAATAGGTAAACAGGCAATTGAACAACAGAAAGTAAATTCTGATGCAGCATCTAAACAGTTTGAGTTGAATAATAAGAAGCGTGAGATTGAAATGAAACGTGAAATTGAGAACAAGAAGATTCAACTTGAAAAAGATAAGATGAAGCAGGAAATGGAGTTGTAGAAACAAAAAGATGCAGAAGCATACAAGAGAGAACAGCTTAAAGCACGTACAGCTCTGAAGAATAAAGTAACAGGAGAGAAGTAATATGAAGATAATTAAGAATAAGTTTATACCTTTTAAAGGTTATAAATTGATAAATCTGTTTGGTGTTATATTCCAAAGAAATGACGCTGTAGTTACAATGACAGAGTATAACCATGAGAAGATCCACTTGAAGTAGATGCAAGAAATGTTGTGGATTGGTTTTTACTTATGGTATGCTATAGAATATCTTTGTATAATGCTGTCCTGTAAATGGAATAAATAGAGTGATAGATATCATGATGTTAGCTTCGAAGAAGAAGCACACAATAATGATAAGAACCTAAACTATTGTAAAGAGCGTAAGCACTATGCATGGTTTAAGTATCTGAAAATAGGTAGTTATAAAAGTAAAAAGGAGAAATAATTATGGCTTGCAAAGGTGGAAAGAAAACTAAAGGAAAAGGTGGAAAAGGTAGTAAATAATGAGCAAATTCCTACCGTTAAAGAAAGAATTGATATATTCATATAGAAATTGTTAGACAACGGATTTGTTGAATGTGATAAGGAAGAAGTAGACTCTTATATAATGTTCTACATAGGAACTCCATTGGATACAAGAATGTTTAATAATGATATTATCTACATACTTATCTCTGAATCTACTCAAGAAGCAGAAGTATATATGAATAAAAATCAATTCTTAGGTAAAAGAAACTTTACAGATTTTGTATATGGATAAAGAAGAAGTACTAAGACAGTTGCAAGAATTGCAAGAAAAATATCCTGAGAATCTCAACGATAATTATAGGTGTTATTGGTGGTGCACTTGTGACTTAGATGGAAATATATTAACATATTATTTAACATTACGTGATAATATTTTTCCAGAATCAGAAGATGAAAATAATATATGTTTAAGAGCTCATTCTTCAGACCCTGAAAGTCTTGAAAATTTACTAAAGTTATATTTAGAAACTTGTAAATACTGATATGGATAAATAGGCATTTAAATAGAGAATGCAGAACCTAAAGTCTTACCGGGAGAATAATCCCGGTAAGGGTTATATTCAGTTCATGGAGGAACTAGCCAAGGCTAAGTCTAAAGAATGGAAAGAAGATGAGGATATGACATTACTCTAGATGTTAAACGACAATACATACAATTATAAATAGATGTATGAAGATAATCCTGATTATAATATTCAAGAAGGACATTTTAAGGATACATATAAAACAGTTTATCATCCTACATTCAGTAATGAAAGTATGTATAGCGGTTAGAAATCTCAGTATAACCCTGAAGGAATAATTGGAGGTTGGTGGGATTACGATAATAAGATATTTCATGCTAATCCTAAACAAGATCTAAATTATACTCAATGGTATTTAGATAGAGAAGATCCAGGTTGGAAAGTATAGGCTTATTAGGATGGTGGAGAAGTAGATGAATTTCAACGTAAGACCAGAAGAGATATAATGCAAGAATCTTTAGTAGATGGAAGACCTGATTACAATAAGATGTTCTAGAATCAGAATGAATATCAAAAAGACTTTGCAAACTATTGGTATACTGAGAGAGCTAAGAATCCGAAATATTCAGATTAGATAGGAGGGGATAAACTAAATAGTGTATTATCTAATGTAAATAAAGCTACATGGAAAACTCCTACTGAAGCTATGAGAGATAATATGGTAGGATAGGGTTATAATCCTACAGATGCTCAGATTAATCAATAGCTTAATATACTTAAGGAAAAAGGTACCAAGGGTTTCGCTAATCCAAAAGCTCACAGTTATACTTCACTAAGGCCTGCTAATACTTGGCATGAAGGTGTTGGTCATATGGTAGGAGACAATACTCCAGCTATACTTAACGCTGCTCCTAATGTACGCATTAGTAATCCTGATAGTTCATATGAGGATTATGTTAATTAGGCTAATGAGAAACACGCACAGACTTGGGACTTTAGAGGTAATAATTCAAATCTGAAAGATGATTAGGGTAATTACTATATAGATCCTAATAGACAACTTACTCCTGAAGATATAAGTAATATGCGTAGTAAAGGGGCTAAGATACCAGAACAATGGGAGTCATTAAAGGATGCAGACATATCAGAACTTACCAATACGTTTGCATATAATCTATCTTAGGATCCTATATACTATATGGCTAGTGGTGGTGAGGTAGGTGATCCAGATGATAAATTCGCTAAAGCTGTTAATACTAAGTTAGGTAGAACTCCAGATGGTAGACCATTACAACAAGGACTTAAGCCTGTATTTGATTTGGAAGATGCGGCTAATTTAACTCCTGTAGGTGATGTTATTACGACTAAAGACATATATAATTCTGTTAAAGAAAGTGATTGGTCAAATGCTGGATTAGCTGCTTTAACTTTATTACCATTTGTTCCTAGTGGAATACGCAATATAAAAGCAGCTACAAGATACGTTCCTTCTGTAAATAAAGGATTAGATCAAAGAATGCTCGATAATGCCTTTAATAGTATTAAAGAAAAAAGAGAGTATTTATCTGATGTAGCGAATGAACGCAATAGAGTACTAGAAAGCGTAAATGGTTACGCTCATAGAGTAAGAGCTCAAAAAGCAGATCAAATGTTTGGAACTAACTATAACGAAACATACGATTTGCTATCTGATTTGTATGAGCACCACTTCTTCGATTTGCCTGAAGTAAAGGCAAAGGATATGCCTCAAATAGGTAAAATGGAGGCAAAAGCTTCTGCTAAAACTAGATATAATGATACAGGTGTTGGCGCTGGACCAAATGATTTTGATTTTTTAGTGAATGTAGATAGACCAATAGATGCAAAAGAGATAGCTAGACATGAAATGAATCATTATACAGATTACTTGATTAGTAGAAACCCGAATACAACTACTAACAATAATATGCTTAAACAATTAGAAAGTTCTTTGAAGAATACAGACGAAAAAGAATATTTCAGACGTGGTACAGAGCAAAAGGCATATATGAATTAGTTGAGAGCTAGAATGTATGAAGATGGAGCTATCAGTAGTTTAGATGAACTTGTAACACCGTCTATGATCAAATCATATATTGATAAATTGGGGGATAAAGATTCCATTAAAAGGGCTTACAAACAGCATAAGAGTTTATCTAGCTATACTAAATGGTTTAACTCTATACCGTTACTTGGTGTAGGAGCTATTGGAGTAAATAAATATTTCAACAATGGAACTGAACAAGAAAAGTAAATTTGCTGAAAATGTAAAAAATAAAATCCTAAATTTATAGGACGCTATCGAAAGAAACAATAACATAGAATAGTTTATAAAAGACTATGAATCTATGAAATATGGGCTTATAGATACAGATATATCTTTTACTGCAGAATAGGCTTCTATATTAGAAAAGTATGATAAGAATACTTACTTTACATAGGAAGAGAGCTAGTTTATTATAAAATATTTAATGAATTGTTTAGTATATAATGAACCATTTGATTGTTCTAGTTTAGGACCTAATAAATATCTAAATGAGTGATTTAATAGACTATACAGGTATCATGCCGGTCTACCCTATACCTACATACAAGTATGGTGGTATTCATATTAAGAAAAAGAATAGAGGTAAGTTCAATGAGTTGAAACGTAGAACTGGTAAATCAACTGAAGAACTTACACATAGCAAAAATCCTTTGACGCGTAAGCGTGCTATATTTGCTTAGAACTTTTCAAAGATAGCTAAAAAGAGAAAAAAGAAAAAATGACAGGAAGATATAGAAGTAAATTTAAGCAATTTGATGAAGATGGTAATCTTCTATGCTATTCGTGTAAATAGTATAAACCTTTAGACTGTTTTGATAAGAATATAGATAAATGGTTTAGAGCTGAAAAGGATAGTAGATGCAAGGAGTGTAAAAGAAACGCTTATTTACGTCGTAAAGAAAAAAATAGAGGAAGTAAAGATCTAAATAGACTTCTATATGAAAGATTTCACGGTCTAAAAGATAGAGCTCGTAAGAAAGACATACAGTGTAATATAGATCTACAGTATTTGCACGAACTATGGAATACACAAAAAGGTTTATGTGCCTTATCTGGTATACCTATGACATACTATTTTGATAGTGGTCGAGTACCTACCAATGTGAGCGTAGATAGAATAAATTCAAACTTAGGTTATATTAAAGGCAATCTACAATTGGTATGTATGGCAGTAAATCAGATGAAGAGTGACTTAACTATTGAACAATTAAAATACTTTTGTAAAAGTATTTTAGAATATAAATAACAATAATCTAATTATATATAATTATGGATAGTAATACATTGAACGGTTTTGAAGTATTTGAAGACTTCATGATGCCAGGTAGTAATGTAAATAATAATCGTATGCCTGGTAATGAAAATGAATTTGAGGGGGCATCGGAAGAATTGACTGATGAGGAATTGGAAGAACTACGTAAAGGTAATAAAGGCAATAAAGAAGAAGAGGAAGACGTAGATGATCCAAAGAACAAACCTTCTAAGAAAAGTAAACCAGAGGATAACGAAGAAGAGGAGGAAGAAGAGGAAGATAACGAACCTAATAATGACCCAAATAATGATATTGATAATAATCAAGGAGAAGATATTGAAAGTAATGCAGTAACTAGTTTCTTTGAAGCATTATCAGATAAAATGGGTTGGGAATTAGATGAAGATGAAGAAATCCCTCAAACTCCAGAAGAACTAGTTGAATATTTCAAAGATGTTATTGAGGAAAATTCAGTACCTCAGTATGCTAGTGAAGAAGTAGAAGCATTGGATAACTTTGTAAAGAATGGCGGTAACCTCAGAGATTATTTCCAGATTGATGGAGACTTAGACTTAGAAGAGATTAATATAGAAGATAGTGAGGTAAATCAAAAACTGGTTATCAAAGAATTCTTGAAAGAAAAAGGCTTCAATGCTAAACAAATTGAAAAGAAATTGACTAAATACGAAGAAGCTGGTTTACTCGAGGATGAGGCTACGGACGCATTAGAAGCCCTTAGAGACATTAAGGAGCAAAAGAAACAAGAGCTATTAGAAGCGCAAGAAAAGCGCGCTAAGGAGCTTAAAAAGCGTCAACAGGAGCAATTTAATACCGTTGTCAGTGAATTGAAGGGCATGGATAATATTCGTGGAATTAAAATACCTCAGAAAGATAAATAGGCATTATTGGAATATATATTCAAACCCACAGCTGATGGAAAGACTCAGTATCAGAAAGACTATTCCAAAAGCGTGAAGAACTTACTTGAGTCCGCCTACTTTACTATGAAGGGTGACACCCTATTAAAAGCAGCTAAGAGTGAAGGCTCTAATGCAGCTATTAATAAGTTCAAGAATAGTTTGAATAGAACTGGAGTAAGTAGAAAGACTAAAAGACAGGATAACACTAGCACTGAGTCTATGTGGGATTCTTTTGCACGACAATTACGTGTAGATTAAATAACAAATAAATTATAATTTACTAATATTTTATGGATAATAATATTCTGAATAATTTGGTTTTGTACAAAGGCAAACGTTTCTCAGACTTGATTGATACCAATAAAATCTCTGCTGCTTCTCAGTAGAATCCGTATCAAGTTGCTACAGTGTTGTCTTATGTATTCGGAACTAAAGATAATGGTTACAATACTTCCCTCGACATGCTGACTGGCGGTCTTGGTAATGTAATGACTATTGATCAACCGAGCTGGGAGTGGAATGTAATGATTGATGCAGATAGAGCTATTACCATTAGAGATGCTAAATGGAATGGTGCTGCTATCACTGATACTACTACTGCAGGTTTGGGTAATACTCCTATCTATCTGTGGTTGGAAGAAAATTGGTTCGGTCCTACTGCTGTATTGGAATTGGACAATAAGGAATATCAACTGCGTGTTGCTGGTGCACCTTATCAAGATGGTAATCTTTGGGTATATACTTGCTTCATTGCTGATGGTAATCCTACTTCTTATGTTCCTGCACAGTATCTGAAAGCCGGTAGCCAAGTTAATCGTCTTGCTTCTGCTGTTGAGGAGTACAGTGAAGAAGGTGATATCCTGAACTATAGTACTCACTTTAAGATGCGTAACTACCTTACTACTATCCGTATTAACTACGATATCACAGGTTCTGCGTATTCTACAGTAATGGCTATTGCTCTGCAAGATCCTAAAACTGGTAAGAAATCTTATTTGTGGGCTGACTATCAGGAATGGGTTGCTCTTCGTGAATGGTATAAGAGATGTGAACGTATGTTGGTTTACATGAAATCTAATGTAAACAAAGATGGTTCTTGTAATCTGAAGGGTACTAATGGTCGTCCGGTATTCATTGGTGCTGGTCTGTTGGAACAGATTGCTCCGTCTAACAAGCGTTACTATACTCATTTAAGTGCTGAACTGTTGGAAGACTTCTTGTTTGACCTGTCCTATAATGTACTTGGTACTAACGAACGTAAATTCGTTGCTTTGACTGGTGAAATGGGTATGCGCGAATTTGACCGTATCTTGAAGGAAAAGGTAGCCACTATGAACTTGATGGATACAGTATTTGTAACTGGTTCTGGTGATAGCCTGAAGTTCGGTGGTCAGTTCAAGACTTACCAAATGACTAATGGTATTGAGCTTACTTTGAAATATTTCCCGTTGTACGATGATCCTGTTTATAATCGTCAGTTACATCCTGTAACTCTGAAACCGCTGGAATCATATCGTATGACATTCCTTGATCTGGGTAGACGTGATGGTGAAGCTAACATTGTTAAGGTAGTACGTAAGAATCGTGAATTCGTTACTTGGTACACTGGTGGTGCTGTAGCTCCGTCTGGTTACGCTAACTCTAAGAATACTCTGAGATCTAATGGTAAGGACGGTTATACCGTATTCTTCCTTGGTGAAATGGGTATCATGTTGCGTGATCCTCGTGCTTGCGGTGAGCTGATCATGGAAGCTGAAGACTAATTAATGTTTTCATAATTTAGGGGGCTTAGGCCCCCTTTCCTACTAACTTGATAAATCTAATATTATTATTATGGAAGTAATCGTTAGAATCTTAAAAATAAATCCTTGGAGCGGGATTACAAAATGGTCTACTTGTTATGACTATATTGCTTCTTACTGGACTAGATCTGGTAACTTATATACAGGTCTTACTGCTTAGGATGCAGAAAGATTAGAGAAAGAAATTGGTTATCCTAGTGGGCATCTTTCACCCGCAAGTTCATTCTGGGATACGTTTGCTGTTAAATTGGGAAAGAATGATCTTATTCTAAATACAGATAAACCAGAAGATGAACTTAAATATTTATTCTTGAAAAAACATAAGAGAGTAGCTGATGGATTAAATAATGTAACACCTTCTACTGATTATGTTATTATTAACAAGGATAGTGAAGCTAAAGAAGCTAATAAGCTCAACAAGATTAAACGTGAAGCATATAGAGAAATGGATAAGATGTCTATTGAGGATATGCGTAAGTGTCTTAGACTTTATGGTATCAAATCTGATACATTGTCTAATGAAATGGTTGAAGCTAAGCTTTCTGAACAGATTGAAAGTGCTCCGGATAAGTTTATAACAAGATGGGTAGAAAACCCAAATAGAGAAATGAACTTCATAATTGAAACAGCTATCTCTAAGAATATCATACGTAGAAATAGAAGTCAATACTATTTTGGTACAGATATGATTGGTAATGGCTTGGAAGATGTAATAGCTTATCTGAATGATAAGAAGAATCAAGACATCAAATTAGCAATTATGAATGAAATCAAATCTAAATAATGAAAATATCTGATTTACATAAGGCATTTAAAGTTCTCATGGATAAGAATTCAGAGGCAGTCGCTTTCGGTGGCTGCCCTGCATTCCTTCCTGAAGAAATAGATTTATTTCTTAATTAGGCTTATATAGAAGTAATATGTAATAAGTACACCGGTAACAATACTATGAAAGTAGGGTTCGAAGGTGCTGTTAAACGTATTGCTGATTTATAGAAGTTAATTAAGACAGATACTGCACAACCTTTAGTATATCCATACTCTAGCTCTAATGTGCTTACTTTATCTAATTTCTTTAAAGACAATCAAGAACTTAAGAGAATGTTCTATGTAGATTGTGTATTACACTTCAATGATGAAGTTGCTATATGTACACTTATAGATCATGAAAAGGCCAAAGGATTCTTATAGACATATAATAATACGCCTTGGATAGAAACCCCTGTAGCAGTATTAGAAGATAATACACTGAAGATATATATAGATCCTATACGTATGTCTGCTGATACTTACACTGCTGATATTACTTATATTAAGTATCCTCAGAACATAAGCTATACAGACTACAATAAGGATATCACTGAGGTTCCTGATTACATATTAAATGAAGTAATTGATAGAGCTGTAGAAATAGCATTAGAGACTATAGAATCTCAGAGAACACAGACTAAAGTACAACTTGATAGCTTGAATGAATAATGGACTATGCATAGTTTTTAATAGACGATTAGTATCTAATAAACTATGTAATCTATCGTTTTAAGAATAAAATAAATGGTAAGGTTTACATAGGATAGACAACTAAATCACTTAGAAAGAGAGTAACTTAGCATATTACAAACAGTAGACCTAATACAAAAGCTCATAAAACCTACTTTCATAATGCTTTAAATAAACACGGAATTGAAAATTTTGATTTAATAATTCTTGAAAGGTGTTAGAATTAGCAGGAATTAGATGAAAGGGAAAGATATTGGATTGCTTATTATAATTCTACAGATAAACGATATGGTTATAATATTGAATCTGGAGGTTCTCTTGGAAAAAAAGGAAAACAATTATCTGAAGAACATAAAAAGGCTTTGTTACAGGCTAATTTAGGTAAACACAGGTCTGAAAAAACTAAAAGGCAATTAAGTAAAACTCATTCTGAGATATGGAAGGATCCTGAATTTCGTGCCAAACATATAACTAATATTTTAAAAGTAGCTGGCATAAATAGAAAATCAGTATATCAGTATGATTTAGAAGGAAATTTTATAAAAGAATGGTACTCTAATCATTCAGTATGCGAATATTTGTACGGTTCCAAGAGAAAAGGAAATTTACGTAGAGATATTTTATCAAACAACAGAAAAGGAAAATTAGGGTTTACGAAGAAAGGATCAATTTGGTCTTATTATTCACCTAATGAAAGGAGGGCTTATTAATCCTAGAGAAATGCAAATAGAGGTAGAAAGAAGACTATAGCTAATTAGTCCTACATTGGCTATTGATAACAAACTACCATCTGATACTATATTATCATTTATTAATGAGGCTGTCGATAAGTTCTGGAAGACTAGATATTCAGGTATCAATTTCAAACAAAGAGGCTTCGAGTAGGACTAGAAACGTACTGATGATTTACGTACTTTGGTTACAAAGCACACTTATAAAGATATTGACATTACTAAGGTTAATCAAGAAACCTATACAGTTACCTTACCTGACGATTATGTAATACTATTAGGTGATACAGCAGGTATAGCTCCTGCAGATGGTATTACTAATGATTGCTGGGAGAAAGACTCGGAAGATAACTATAAAGTTAAGTATAGTGATACTATAGAAGGTACTATTGAAACTGTAGACAGAATCAAAGAAAATTCATTATCAGAGTATCATCTAAAGTACACTAAAGCTAAACCTATTAAACTCATGTAGGATAATACTATTACTTTATATACTGATGGACAATATAAAGTAGCTGAGTATACTATTGAGTATTTAAAGAGACCTAGTAAAGTAACATTAGTAGGTACACCTACAGATGAATACACAGACCTTCCTGCTCATACTCATATGGAAATTGTAAAGATGGCTGTGCAACTTATATTAGGTACTTTACCAAACTATAATGTTTATTCCAACGAAGTAAATACAATGGAATAACATAACAAGAAAGCGCTTACCAACGTGGAAATCTGAAATAAGGAAAGTAGAAAGTAAGCGGATTTAGACTAAGCGCTTAATATGTCTAATTTTAAAATTTAATTTATATGATCCAAAGTGTTCATACCGTATTGATCGGTAAGAAATGTCCTGCATCTTACACTACTGTAGATGCTCTGGCTGCTGGTGATGTAGCTTTATTTGACCAAAATAAATCTTTGATCACTACTGCTGCTAAAGCTGCTGAAGCTTCTTCTTTGTATGTAGGTGTTGCTGGCGAAAAAGTAAATGTTACAATGCCTGATGGTAGTGTAGCTCAGAAAGCTAACATTGAGTTCTCTAATGAAATTCAGAAAGCTTCTAAACCGTCTGCAGTAATTGGTGAACATGTTGAACCGGTTGAAGAAAAGATTACTATTACTTTAACTGATGCTACTATTGTAGCTGGTCACCGTTATGTACTTCGTATTTATTATAAAGATATCTACGAAGCTGTTTGGCAATTTACTCATACCTATGAAGTATATGCTGAAACTGCAACCGCTTCTGATTTAGCTTCTGCTATCGTAAAGAAAATTAATGCTCACAAGAATCGTCGTGTACAGGCTTCTGCTAGTGCTGCAGTTATTACTTTGACTGCAATGGCTAAAGATGATAACGAAGGTGTTGATTCACTGAATGAATACAGCGTTGTATCTATGGAAGCTTCACTGTATGAAACTGTTCCTGGTGCTCTGTTGGCTAATCAACCGAAGGCTGTTCCGGGTGCTGTTATTGCTAAGACAGCAGGTAATCCTGGTAAAGGCTACTGGAAACAAGTTCGTGACGAGGAAGTTCGTAACATGGGTTATAAAGGTCACGTATTTACTGGCGCTTATCCTATTGTTGAACAGGCTCGTAAAGTAGTTGAAGGTACGCAGTATGACTATGCAACCATTGAAAATGACAACTTGTATCTGAGCAATGATAACCAATACATCAAGACTACTCCGCTTACTACGGAAGTTTATTGTCCTGATATGGTTAGTTCTATCGTTGATAAAGGTATCCAGTCATTTATCAAAGGTGAAACTGTAGCATAATAAATAATATTTCAGTGTGCTGACAAAGGGCTATGGGGCTAAATAGCCCTGTAGCCTTTTTTTATTTAAAAGTATTAATATGAAGATAACTGGTATAACAATAGTAAAACACAACATAGTAGTAGAATTAGATACAAAGATACCTGATTCAGTAGATTCTAATTTGTATTTATACATAGACACACTGAATAACTATTCTAACAGGAGTTCAGTAAATCCTGATAAGCATTCATATAGATTATTAGTATTAGGTACAGACTATAGCTCTGATGTAAAGATTGACGAATAGAGATTATCTATAGTAATAGATTCTAATAAATTAGAAAATATGTGTATGAGTGCGTTTATTGCTACTATAGATAATTCAAGTCAATTCTTTTTCAATCAAGCTGATATATATTATAAAGAAGTAGAATTACTATGTAAGAACTGTAGTACTTGTTTAGATGATCAGCAAATAGATAGAATGATATTGTTTTTATTGAAACAAGATCTGTTAAGTTACGCTATCAATAATAACTTAATAGACGATGCAGTACAGTATTATACAGATATAGCTAGAATGCTAAATATATGTTTAGATACTAAAACTACATTCTACAATAACCACGATTGCTTTGCTTGTAATAAAACTTGTAGAAACGGAGTTTGTTCATTATGCTAATAGATGATATATATAGAATAGGTAAAGAGTATAACTTAAAAGTTAAGTACAACTCTAATCAAGGTATACCTTGTATACGTAAATGGGTTTGTGCTAATCATATTGCTCGTCTATTAGAAAGTGATTTAAAGTTTACAGATGAACAAATAGATTGTCTTAGAGCATTGATAAGCAAGTTAGTACATCCTTTGGATGAAATGTGGAAGGATACTTCAGAAACTGATGATAAAGCAATACTGCTAGAACAAAGTTTAGGAGTAGATTTAGGTATAAAAACATTCTATGACGAACTTTTAATTTGTGAAAAATGACTCCATTAGAAGAACAAGTACAGAAAAATACCACATCTATTAAGACTATATCAGATAGTCTAATATAGTATGCTAAAGATACAGACTTAGATAAGTCTAATGAGAATATATCAGCTAATACATCTGATATAGAAGAATTACGTAATAATATAGGCAGTCTACAAACTCAAATTAATCTATAGAATCGTATTGAGTAGATGAAGGATACTAATATAGTAGATGCTGCTAAATTAGACTTACTTTAGTATGATGGTAAAAGATGGTCAAATATTGCTGCTAATAAGGTAGTAACTGGCTTACTTGGTAAATTAGTTGATTTACAAGATGTATCTATTAATAATTTACGTAATGACAATGCATTAGCATGGGATAGTGAATTATAGAAGTGGACTAATAAGAACCTGAATACAGAGATATATGATGATGTATTCTTAAGTAAGATCAAGCCTGATTCTACTGCTTACGAAGTATGGTTTAAAGAATCAGCAATATTTGGTCAAGAAGGTTTTGCATCAGGTCTTACAGGATTTGGTGGTAAGATTGACAGATATGGTCATGCTGAATTTGATAGTCTTACTTTACGTAGATTCCTTGAAGTACCTGAATTGAGATATAATCGTGTAGAGATTCAATTAGGAGATAAGTGGAATGCTCCTGGTGCAGGTGTAATAGAAAGTGTAGAACAAACAGATGAATACTCAGGTGTTATTACACTGAAACTAGAAGAAGGAGAATACGGGGCTGTATCGATGGGTGACTTATGTATGGGTATATATCATTCAGAGAAGACAGATGAAAATGCTGAACACGATGAAGATGATGGTAGAGGTAATAGAAAGTTTGCGGGTTTCTATACTGTTTACTTTGAAGTTACTAACATACTAGATGCACAAAATAAGAAATTTGGTTACAAGCTTAGGCCAGTAGATGATTATTGGAATATGACGTTTCACCCATGTGCTCAAATGAACTTTGTTGCATATGGTAATAAAACTAATGTAGATCGCCAAACATCTTGTTACTCAACTCGTACTTATACACGTTACTTAGTAAACTAGAATACTTGGGATTAGAAGGCTAAGAATATTGCAATGCAATTTGGTAATCTTGATAATCTCAATATGTTTGGTTACGATATGAGAGGATATTCGGCATATCTTAATTCAGTATACTTTACCGGTACTATTACTCAAGTAAAGCCAAATGGAGAAGAGATAAGATATGCTAATGATAGAGGACCTTGGGAACCAGACACTCACTATGATTACTATGATAGAGTAAGTGTATTAGGTTACTTATGGTTATGTGTTAATATAAACGGTACCGATACTAAACCTAGCGATAGTAATCCGGATTGGTTAATGCAGGTATCTAAAGGTGATACAGGAGAAGGTTTAATAGTACGTAGGTCTGAATGGTGGCCTGGTAGACTATATTGCAATGAAAGTGAAGTATCTCCAACAGTACAACCATTGAGGTACTTAGATATTGCTTTAATTAAAGATTTAGGAACTTCTACAGGTTATAAAGCATACAAATGTATATCTACTATAGATAGAGGTCACGGACAAGGCAAACACTTATCTTCTAGTGATAACAAGCCTGGTACTCCCGGTGGAGTTGAATATTGGGAAGAATTAGCTCAGAATGTAGCTAGTATTTATACTGATTTGATTATAGCTAAAAATGCTAAATTAGACTTTATTACTGGTAACTCATTAAGAGTTGGTTATCAAACTGGTAATACTACTAATGATTTTCATGTAGTAGCAGGTATTACTGGTGAAGGTGGTAATGATAACAATTCTGTTCGTATATGGGCCGGTACTACTGAAGAGAATAGGGCTAACGCTCCATTCTTAGTTAGACAAGATGGTAGAATGGTAGCTAATAACGCATCCATAAGGGGAGAAATAGAAGCATTATCTGGTACTATTTAGTCACTTGAAATTACAGGTGTGCTATTTGGTGGTACAGAGACAAACGGAATGAAGCTGTTCTCTAGTTATATAAAGTTTAAGGAAGGTGAAAGAGAAGCATTAATAGGTACTCCTAATTCTTTAGGTTATTCATACTTTGGTTCTTTTAAAAGTAATGCTAATGATTTTAGTACTGCATAGATAAATGATGGTCTGTACTTTGATATTACTGGTAGTTTAATTCGTAATATGGCAATATACGGCTTTGGAAGTTTGTCATTACATGGGGATGTAGTAGGTTATAAACTTGCTTATGCTACAGATCCTATTGAAAACTAGATACTGTATCAATAGTATTCAAGGACTATATTTATAGGTAGTAGCGTTAGACGTATGTGGTATGGATTACCACATCTTGATAGCGTAAAAACAAAGTTAGCCATACAAACTGTTGAATGGGCCGTTCCTGTAACATTTGTTTATAACCCACGTAGTAATCCAAAAGAATGCAATATATGGGGTAGAGGAAATAATGACAGTGATCCTAATAGACCTATATTATATGATAATAATGGTAATAGAATAGAATGGATTACTGTGAATGTAGGAGATGTTATGGATTTTCTATTAGTATATTCACAAAACAAATATTATGCAATACTTAGAAGTAGATCTATTTAATTATGAAAATAAATTTTGCACAACTGGAAGTATACACTGACATCCAAAAAACAAATAAAATTTGTATGGATGCGAGACAACAATTAGGTGAATTGATTTATGAAGTAGGTAGTGGTATTAAAGCTCATTCGTTAGCTTTAAAGATATATAATTCTGAAGATGAGCTAGAATATACAGATGAAGAAATGCAAATTATTATGCAATTTGTAAATCAATACTGTAAGCCTGCTATTATAGATGCTATTAATGCATTAAAAACAGAATAAGTAATATGATTACAAAAGGAATTAGAATAAGTCAGTTAGTCGAAAGGAAAGATCTCAATGGTAAAGAAATAATTCCTTTTCAAGATGGCATTCATAATGGTAAGTTAAGTATATAGTCCTTAATAGATTATATAGGGGATATATCTGATAGTGATTTAGAACTACAAGCTTTAATAAAAATATAGAAGTTTGTAGATACAGTATCAGAAATGGACTTACTGTTATATCAAGCTAAAGAAGGAGATATTTACTACTGCAAAGAAAATAAGAAACTATACGTTAGAAGTTTTAATAAGTGGGATATGTTAGACCCACTTACATCTAAAGTATATGTATTAGTAGGTTTAGACGAGTATAATAGAACTAATATCATACATCTTTGGGATGGTAACGATATGGTAGTAATGTCTGAAAGACTATTTCTTGGAGAAACAACTGGTACTGCTTATGATGGCGGTAAAGGAAAGGCACTTGCAGACAGAGTTCAAACATTATCTGAAGATTTGACTAATGAAACAAATGCTAGAATCGAAGCAGATGAACAGTTGCAGTAGAATATAAATACTGTCGATAACAAACTTGATAAGGAAATAACGGATAGGACTGAAGGCGATAATTCTATTTGGGAAGTGTTATATGACTAGTTTATTTAGATATCCGGTTTTGGAGTATCTCCTACTATAATTGAAAAAGGAGTAGCCACCACTATTAATATTAATGGTAGATTTTTGTTTGCAGGTGATCCTGTAACACCAGATACGCTTATTCTCAAAAGAGGCGATGCTTTACTTAGTGATAGACCTGTAGATAATCTTAGTGGCACTAAAGATACATTAAATACTAATGATGATACAACTACTTATTCTCTTTCTATTACAGCTCATGGAGTAACCAGAAATACATCTGCTATAGTATCCGCATATTATCCTTGCTATTTTGGTCATACTACTAAAACTATTATAGTAGGTACAGATGTGTTAAGCTTTAGTAAATAGTCTATTAAATCAAGTCCTAACGGTACATATAGTATGTCAGATATTTCTCAAGGTGAATATGTATGGTTATGTATTCCTTCAAATTTTAATATTAATAGCGTAACATCATCAGGATTTTCTGTTCCAATGGAGGCTGCTATTAGTGTACCAGTAGAAGGAAAAGGTAATTATAAGTGTTATCGTACTAGTAGCTCTTTGGTAGCAGGTACATTTAATTTTGTAATTGGTTGAAAATATGGCAGAGATAAAAATTTATGGTACATTAGTAAATGCTACCACTGATCCAAAGATAGCTAAGGCTAGTTAGATATTTGATGAAGAGTTAAATAAGTATCAATCAGAAATTAATACTTAGCTTGGTATAAGTGACGATAGTTTACACAAAGAATTAACAAATTTTAAGAATACTAAAGGTAAAGCTAACGGCCTTGCATCACTAGATGATAGTGGCAAGGTTCCTTCTACACAATTGCCATCATATGTAGATGATGTGCTAGAATTTACTCAATTGGATTAGCTACCTAAACCAGGGGAATCAGGTAAAATATATGTAGTAACTAGTACAAATTTACAATACAGATGGTCTGGTAGTGATTATGTAGAAATATCTAAATCATTAGCATTAGGCGAAACTAGTTCTACAGCATATCCTGGAGATAAGGGTAAAGCTACTACAGATGTAGTTAATTCATTATCTGATAATTTGGTAAATGATGTATTGGTATCTTAGTCTGACAAGAATTCTGTATCATTGACGATTAAATCAATAACTAAAAATCCTGTCAAAAAAAATAAAGAATTGTTATTGGTAGATGGCGAACCCATTTTACTTACAGACAATACTCCTATATTACTAGCAGATAATGTAAATGACGGTTTATATGATCAAGCAGATGACAAATTAATAACCATAAATTAGGCAAGTTCATTTACAGCTGGAGTAATGTCTGCATCAGATAAGACTAAATTAGATGGATTAAAAGCATAGGCAGAGATAGATACTTCTATTAGTAATGTGCAAAACAATCTAAATGCACATATCAATAATAGAACCAACCCCCATAGAGTAACCAAGGAGCAGATAGGATTGGATCAAGTAGATAATACTTCTGATGCTAATAAGCCTATATCTACTGCTACACAAACTGCTCTTAATGGTAAATTTAGTGCTACAGATGGTAATGCTTTAAAGTAGAGAGTAGATAATATACCTGAATTGGTAGCTACCGATATTACTGTTGATAGTGATAACGATAGTGTAAATATATCTTTAGATAAGACGTCTATTGTAGACGGAACATTATCAGGAACAACTATAAACATTAATTCTGCAACAGCTAGTAAAGCTGGTATACTTGTACCTACTGATAAAAGCAAAATAGATAAGATTATTACCAATGGTAATGGTACTAAATACTTATCTGATAATGGTACTTATAAAGAAGTGAGCGGTGGATCTAGTAGTTCTGATATAAACATTATTGAATTACAAGATATTAGAGATATTATTTCAATTGTATATCATGAAAAAGATAGAGCTTCTAGTGATATAAGTTCAGTTTTTGGTGGTTCTGCTAACTTTAGATCTATAGTTAATGATATACTAAAAACACATACTCGATATTTTTTCCACGTTAAAGACACTCCAGATACTAACTGTATACAGTTATCAGGAGTAAATGCTTGGAAAAATATAGATAATACTCAATATGAACTGCATTTTATTTATAATTATTATATATCAAATGGTAATCAAAGAACTTGTAGAAGAGTAACTGTAATTGATAGTGATAATACTGATAGTAATTTATTCATCGTAGAAAATGTGAACGATATGTACGTTCTATCTAAAGATAGAGATAGACGTAAATCAGTATCATTAGTAGGTGAAGGCTTTGATGAAAATCATTGGTATCCTGTATCATTTACTGCTGACCCTAATAGTATTGTACCTCCTTGTAATTTAATAATTTGGAATAGCTTGAATAATGATTCTGCGGGAATAAGCCCTAAACCATCTTGGGCTACAAATAATGGAGGTTTTGTATTGCATATTGATATGACAATTGTTGGAAGTGGTTATGGTCAATATACTGATGCTAAAAATAAATTAAATAATTGGTATGGAGGATGGGGAGGAGAAACAGCAGTTGGAGAGATGCGACAAACTACATAGACTTCTACATTCTATATATATTTAAGAGGTGGAGCTAATTATTTTTATACTAGTGACTCTGCAGATTTAAAAATGACCGCTCATTCCTCTGAAGTATCAGATGGGTATAATACGTATTCTATAAAAGATACACAAGGAGATATAAAAGACTTCTTTGTATACGTTGAAAATGATCTATTTGGAGAAGTTAAAAATTTACAAATAGTGCATGATAATGAGTTTAACTTTGCAAATGATAGTATCGGAAACTATGTATGGATTAACTATAGATCTAGATATGATTCAGTAACTTCGGCCAAGGCAGTATATGTGGGTAATGGTCAAGCTGGTGCAGACGGAGCTTTTGGTGCAATACATGCTTCAGGCTTCTTTAAAGAATCTGACGTTAGATTAAAATCTAATATAGCTCCATTAAATCATACATTAGATCAAATATGTAATATACCTACTGTAGAGTTTGATATGCATGATAAACACCAGATAGGTACTGTTGCATAGGATTTAGAGAATAACTTTGCTGAAATAGTTAATACAGACAGTGATGGTATGAAATCTGTAGATTACTGTATGTTAGGTGTAGTAGCTATTGAGGGAGTTAAGTTACTTAGATAGGAAATTGAAGATCTTAAGAAACAAATATAGGAGTTGAAGAATGGAAAACAAAACAATTGATATTGAACCTAGAGCTGCTGTAGAGATGCAGACTTGGGAAAATATTTATGATAGAGTACCATCTCAATATAAACAATATGTAAGTTATCCTACTACAACTATGCAAGAATGTCCTTCTAAGGCAGAGATTAATGATAAACTTACTCACGCTTGTACTACAGATTCTAATGAATTAGCTGACTACAGTTCTATTACGTTAAACTTCTCTGAAAGAGATGAGTTAACGTCAGATTCATTAGCTGAAAATTGGGTACACAATAGTACTACACAAAGAGATATTCAATTGAAATACGGTACTACTATATTACTTAATTAGTTTGCTATTCATTAGAATATTCAAAACTATACTAGTGGGTATACTACTAAAGTTACGGGTCAATCTTAGTACTTTGAGGTATTGCAATTAGATATGGGAATAATACGTGTAAAACCTTTATACAATAATTAGACAAATATGATGAGAACTTGTACATTAGCTGTAACTGCTATGGGTAAAACTACATATATATATCTGTCACAAGACGCAAACCCTTTTAACTAAATAAATTACTATGGAACCTACTAATGAATTAATAACTAAAGCAGAAGCTAATGCAGAAGGATTCAGTGTTGTACCTAACAATGAATGTATGACAAAAGCTGAGTTTGTTGCTAATCTGCCAACCCCCCCCATTTCTCATATGACTTTCCATTGGGAAATAAAAGGAGCATTGTAATAATAAATGGTAGCATTGCATCTAAAACTATACAGATAAATGATGATACAGTAGTACTTAATCCTAAAGATGTATGGACAAAATCTTATTATGACACTACTCCAATAGATGTAATTACACAAACAAATTTAGAATTCAGAATGATTCATTCAGAAGGTAATTCTAAAAACAATGATTCACAATGGGTTTTTCCTGATGAACATTTAAATGCACAAGCTGGAAACTATTTACTAACTGTCTCACAAACACATGAACTTTATCTAGTATCAGTATTTTATATTACACAGTAAACAATAGAAATAATGAAATATTTTACAATTGAGGAAATGACAAAGTCATCTACAGCAAAAGCTAACGGTATAGACAATACTCCTTCAGAGGAAGGGGTATTAAAGCTATAGAAGCTAATAGAGGCTGTTTTAGACCCTTTAAGGGAATGGTATGGTAAACCTATCAAAGTTAACTCAGGGTATCGCTGTGAGGCTTTAAATAAGGCTGTAGGTAGTAAAGCTAAGAAGAGTTAGCACCTATACGGCGAAGCAGCTGATATTACTGTAGGTAGTAAGACAGAGAATGAGAAGTTATTCAACTATATTAAGGATAATCTTCCATTTGATCAGTTAATTAATGAATCAAACTTCTCTTGGGTACACGTATCATATAGAGAAGGGAGATTACGTAAACAGGTACTAGCACTATGAAAACAATCTTATATCAGCCTTTATTTATAAATCCTTAGGCATACTTTGTATTTCCTTAGTTGTATCATATAGAGAAGGGAGATTCCTATATTGAACCTGCTAATATTACTGGGTAGCTTATTATAAATGATTTAACCAAAGTCTTAACTTCAACTCCTACATTAAATGTAGTATAGGATACTAATTAGGTTGATTTTGGTTTATTTAAAGGTAAACACATACGTATAAGTCAATATACCAATATAGGAGCTGTAGTATTAGGTGAATGGTATATACCTGGTACGCCTACACCACCTGAACCTGAACAACCTGATTGGTTTAAGGAAAGTATAGTTGCTTGGTATTCTCCTTATTGTAAGCAGGGTATGACGAATTTCGATGTTATTGAAAGTTATGCCGACGATTTTACTAAATGGAGAATTGAAAACACAGGAGTTACTTCTACTCAAAAGAAAATAGTTATTGCTGCTGGTACAGAACTAAAATATAATGTCGCTTATAAAGGTTTTGGAAATTCTATTGCTAAATTTGATATTAAATATACAGGTAATGCTGTTATAAGATACCAATATAACAAGGAAGATGGTACAACGGGTATTATTACTATTAATAGAAGTGGTATCTATCATTTACCTGCCAGCATTAAAGCTCAAAAGAATTTTGGTTTTTATTGTAATCCTCAAACAGTAACAGAAGAAGCTACTATTGAGCAACTTCCCACTTCTATTCTAAAAGACTTTAGCGGTAACGGCAACCACGCCTACCTGTACGGCGGTAAGGGTAAGCTGAATAGCGGGATGGGAGTGTATCAAACTGATTTTACGACATGGAGTAAAACAAATTTTGATGTTCATCCTGAATATATTATAGCAACTAATGGAAATAATAACCTAACATTATATGGAGTTAAAATTAATTCTATCAATGTAGAAATTAAAGGCTATAATGATAAAGTTAAATTTTTAAGATTGGGATATAATAATAACGATGGTATTTATAAAGAACTTAATATATCTAACGATGGAATATATACAATTCCAGGCTCTTCACTTGGGCAAGAAGGAAGACTTTGTTCTATTTCTCTATCTTTAAAAGAAGATACTAAAATCACCATCACCCAAATCCCCGACTACCCCGACCAGCTCTGCTACGACGGCAAGATGTACGCAGTGTGCTACGGCTTCCCGATATTAACGGATTACACGGTCATGGCGGAGAGGACGTGGTTTGAGAAAGAAGAATATAGCGCTTTTATTTCCAATTCATTAGGCGGTTTAGAAGATCCCAGTAATGGTGCTTTTAGCGTAGAGTTAAAATCTTTAAATAGTTTTACAACAATTAGTTTTGGAAGTACGACAAGTATTGGTATACCGGAAAAAGGGATAACTTATCAAACAAAGCAGTCTTATAACGGTAATTCTATCAATGTTGGAACAAAAGAAAGCAATGACATTCTCATTTTAGGGAGTAGATATTTTTATAAAAACAATAATACCCCTGGAAGTACTTGGACTGGCTGCCACGGCGCCATCATCATCGCCGACCGCAGCTTCACCGAAGAAGAGATAAACTGGCTTAAACAAAATTGGGATAAGATATGAGAAATAACATCTTAGGTGCGGTGGTCTATCTATCCACCGCCATAGTATTCGGTAGTAGTACTGCACTGCTGATGCTCTTCATTAAGGAGAATAGTGACCGTTGCCACTACTATAATGGTAAATGGAATAAGAAAGACTTAGCAATTGGAATTTCATCTATTACATTAGGATCCATTGCTAAATATTTTATAACTTTAATTTAACAAACTTATGATAAAACAAGAGAACCCTAACTTTCTAGCATCTGTTTATGCTCCTAATCCAATGGAAGTAACATATTGGATTGATTTGTATGAAGATGCTAATGGTAATGTTATAAAAACTTATGATGGCAAAAAATGGATTCCTATTAACAATAAGGAAGATAATACACAAAATTCTCAAATAGAACATTTGTTAAACATTATAAATGAGAAAGCAAATAAAAAAGACGTATATACTATAGCTTAGACAAATGATGCAATAAACAGATCAAAGACAGTAGTTGAAAATGTTCTTACTTCTACTTCGACAACTACTGCTTTATCCTCAGCTCAAGGTAAGATTCTAAATGATCTAATTACAAGTCTTACTGCTAGAGTATAGGCTCTTGAAACTCCAAAGCCGTAAAATGATAAAAAGTGCTATTAGTTGAACATACTGTTTGTTTACAAGTGGTAACCTATACGGTAACTATACGTTTTAATATTAAATCTCAAACAAATTATCAGTCCTAGCAGATTTTCCCCCTTTTAAATCTCTAGGACTTTTTTTGATTACATTATCAGACTTTTAGCTATGAATTATTATCAGATAGGAGAACAAACGATGTCAATATTTAAGAACATGTTTAGTAGTGTTGAAAAGGTTACAATTAGCACTATAGGTGGTTTATTGTCTTTATATTCTCCCGTGTATGTCCCTATATTGGCTTTATCAGGAATTATAATTGTTGATTCTATGTATGAGTGTAAAGCTAATAAGAAAGCTAAGAAGTATCATAATGTAGTAGAACAATCAAGGAGATTATATTCAAAGATATTTTATAAATTACGAGATTCTATAGTTGCCATATGTGGAGCATTTACTATAGAAACCTTTATTATAACTTCTATATCAATACCAGCAGTAGAATTTGTAGCTGGTGCTATAGCTCTGGTAGAATTTTTCTAGTTACTTGAGAATTTAGGTAGAATACACCCTAATTGGAAAATATGGGGTCTACTATAGAGAGTAATAAAGAAGAAAGGGGAATAGTTTTTAGATGTCAGTTTAGATAAAGAATTTTCAGATGATACCAATACTAAGCATAATTAATTGGTGCAGAAAGAATTTCAAAGTAGTCGCAGTAGGTTTAATCAGTTTACTTATTGCGACTATTTTTATTTAGCACAATTAGTTATAGGAGAAAAACGCAGAGTTAAACAGAGCTACTTCTAATGTTAGAGCTTACTAGGATTTAGTATCTAATAATTAGGAACGCAATAGAACTTTATAGCTTACTATAGAAGAATTAAACCATAGTAATGATAGTTTATTATTATAGTTGAAATAGACTCAGAAAGAGCTTAAAATCAAAGACAAGAATCTAACCGATGCTAGTGTAATCAATACAGAGATTAAAGATTCTGTTAAGACAGTAATCAAGAAAGAAGCTATAGATTTTAAAGAAGAGCTAAAGCTTAATCCATTAACAACTATCATAGTTGAAAGAAAGGACTCAATCCTAACAGCCAAAATAGATTTAAAAAATCAATAGACTATTCTTATATACAAGAAGAAAGAGTATAAGAATTTCTATAAAAATGGCTGGGTTAGATTCTGGCACTTTGATTGGCGACGTATAAGAATAAAGAAATATCAAGTGGTTAATAGTAATCCACTGATTAAAGTGACCGACACTCGTGTAATAGAAATAGGAAAATAAAAAAATGGAGGTATTATGCATACCTCCATTTAAATCCATAAGCTTGTTTTCTGTTATGTTTACAACATCTAGATATATTACCGTGTGTAAAACCAAGTTTGTCATCTATTTCTTTTGCGCTTCTCCACACTTTAATAATTTTATCATCTAAAGTTAGCTGTTCTATTGGTTTTTCTTTTGATAAAGATCGTCTTTCTATTGCAGTACCATAATTAGTATTGTATTTGTATGTGCACCATTCTAGATTATCTACATGATTGTTAGACGGATTTTCATCCTTGTGATTTATTATAGGATAGTTATTAGGATTATCTAAGAAAGCCATAGCTACTATTCGATGTACTCTCATAGTATGGTTCAGACCGTCGTTTCCTTTTAATATCACTATAAGATGATTATGACGTAGTTTGCCAGGCTTAAGATATTTTTCTTTTAAATATCTTTTTCCTGATGAATCATATCTGGCTTTAGACTTTACATTTCCAAAATTAGATATCATATAATTATCAAAATTTTCAATATCTTTCCAAATTTCCTTCATAAAAATAAAACTAGTTATATAAATATATAACGTATATGAGTGCCAAAAGTTATTTTTGGCGTTTAAATAAATATATTCAATAATTATTAATCAATAATAATATGCATAGAATATTTCGTGTTAAGGCTTACGAGATGGAACATGGTCCGCACTTCAATGAGGAACACGCTCGTAAAGCTGTAATGAAAATGGAAAATGAGGATGGTACTCGTGGACCACATTGGTCTTTAGAGGAAACTTCTGCTTTAGCTAGTCAGTACGGAATATCACTCAGTGGTAAATTTAATCGTTATGATTGGTTTGTAGCATTGAATATGGTTTACTCTGACTATTACAAAGTATTGTTAAACATTACTGGTTCTAACAATATTAAACATTATATAGAATTTGCAAAGGCTTGGCTTAATGACAAAGACATTGACGAAGGTAAAATGTGGTACTATTACCAGTATGTAATGTGTGATAAGATTAGAGAAGCTGAAATGGAATGCTATGAAGAAGAACTTGAAAAACATGAAGAAGATGAAGAAACTTACGGAATGTTTAGACGCGGTTCTAGAGGTAGAAGTAGAGGAGGTATGCGTATGTATAGATCTTATCCTCTAAGACGTAATGAAGATCTAGAAGAATACGATAAATTTGAACGCGAAAGCGAAAGAGAATACAATCCTTATGATGAATATAGTCGTAGTGGTAGATCTACTCGCTATATCAGATATTAATAAAAATCAATTTTAAAATAAATCAATTATGTTAGAAGATAGAATTATTGTGCAAGATCGTGGTATTGATGCTGGTCTTGCTGCTTTAATGCAAAATGCTAATAAAGGTAGTATGGATCCTGCTGCTTTGCTTGCCATGATGAACAATAACGGTATGGGCGGTAATGGTGGATGGTGGTGGATCTGGATTATATTGCTGTTCTTCTGTTGGGGTGGTAATGGATTTGGATTTGGTGGTCGTAATGCAGGTGCTTTGGCTTCTGAATTAAACACTGATGCTAACACTAATCTGTTGATGCAGGCAATCAATGGTAATAAAGATGCCATTAGCACACTTTCAACTACTTTGAACTGCGATATTAATTCTGTTCAGACTGCTTTGAATACTATCAATACAGGAGTAAGCCAGATAGCTTGTGATACTAAACTTGCAAGTTGTGAAGTAATTAATGCCATTACTTCTGGTAATGCTTCATTAGCTTCTCAGTTAGCTAGCTGTTGCTGCGATGTTAGATCCTCTATAGCTGATGTAAATAATAATATCACTAAGATGGGTTATGAAAGTCAATTATCTATGTGTAATTAGACTAATACATTACAGAGTGCTATTACTTCTGGATTTAATAGTTTGTTATCTGACAATACTACTAAATTCAATGTTCTTGGTTCTAAGATTGATGCACAAACATAGATTATCAATGATAAGTTCTGTCAACTTGAAATGCGTGAAATGCAGAACAAGATTGACGCTCTTCGTCAAGAAAATAATCAGTTAGCTTTGTCAGCTTCTCAGTAGGCTCAGACAGCTAACATTGTAAGTCAATTGAAGAGTCCGTGTCCTGTACCAGCTTATTTTGTACCTAATCCGAACTGCTGCCCGTTCGATTACTACAGATACTTGCTGAACAGAGATAACACTACTACTGCTCCGGCAGCTTAATAATAATCAAGGGCCCTTTATTGGGCCCTTAAAAATACTATACTTATGTTATTTAATCAATTAAATATAGGGGATAAAGTATATATAATAGAAGTAATAGGTACTTTTAAGAAAACAACCGAATATAATGAAGGTTAGGTTACTCAAGTAAGTAATGTATATGAAGAACCTTTACCGCCTGGTTAGTTTCCTATGCCTAATCAATAGCGTAAAAAATTAGTAGATATAACTATCCAATGTAATGGAGAATCGAAGAAATTCACTATACCTGAGAATAAGTCTACTATAACTGATAGTACATTGGGTTTAACTATATCTACAAATAAGTAGGAAATAATAAATATAGTACGTAGCTAGTACGATACTTATAAACAAAGAAAAGAAGCCATAGCTAAGTGTGATGAGGAAATGGCTAAATGTCAGCAACTGTTAGATAAACTTGAAATTCATAATGAGCCTACTAATGAAAATTCAAAGATAGTAGAGCTTCAAAATGAAATAAATGAATTAAAAAATATCATAAGGAAGGCCAATTAGATGGTTCCACCACCTATGAAAGATATGTTACCTTAGGATATGAAAGATGCAATGAATAAGGTTGATCAATAAGATCAACCTTTTTTTTATTTTAAGGCTGTGTAAGAAGAGCTATTAGTTCCCTAAAGGGATTGTAAGAGAAGATATATAAAATGCTGCTACAAGCCTTAAAATGCGTTTTATTCTGTATTAACGTTAATATTTAATAAAATGAGTCTTAATAATATTATTGATAATATTTTATAGATTGTTCGTAATAACAATATAGCAGAATCAGAACATATTTCAAGACATTAGATTGAATTATGGATTGTATATTACAGAGCAATGCTTATAAAGTAGGCTATTGATAAGGGTTATGATGTTGATGAAGCGTATGTCACTACATTAGAACCTATTCATTTAGATAGAGTACAAATTGTTCCTGGTAAATTTGTATTCGTTGGAGAAAAAGAACTACCTACTTTAATCAACTTTAGATATAAACCAGGAGTAATAGCTGTACGTGATATGTTTGGTAATCTAATATAGTTAGGTAGCTATACTAAAGCTAAATTACAAAAATATAGAAAAGCTACATGTAAAGACTATATAGCTTGGGTTAAGAATAACAAAATATACGTTGAAGGAGATTCTAACCAATTAGAATATATAAGTATAGATGTTATACTTTAGGATCCTACTAAGGATATACCGTGTTATAATCCAGATGATGAATACCCTATACCAGCAGCTATGATACCTACTATTGTGTAGATGATATTAGAGAAAGAATTGAGAGTTATGGTAGCTTCTCCTAGTGACGTTACTAATGACTCTAAAGATGATACTCAGAATAGATATAGTAACAAATGAGAGAAAGAGTAAAATATAACAGAAAAAGCTATACTATTGCTGATTTTTATATTAATTATAAATAGCAAATTGATGCTAATACCTAGTATGATGTTAATTTAAAGACATATAAAGCAATAGTAACAGATTATTTTAAGTATATTAGAGATGAAATAATGTAGAACTGCAAAGAATTTAAATTACCTTGCAGGCTAGGTACTTTATAGATAATAAAGCATCAACCAAAAGAATTCTCAGGTAAGAGTTTGAGATGGGATTGGAAGGCTACCAAGGAAACAGGTAAACCTGTATATTTACTAAATGACCATAGTGGCTATTTTAAGTACAGATTTTATTGGTGTAAGAAGAATTGTCTGTTAACTAACAAGAGTAAATATCAATTTATAGCTTCAAGAGAAAATAAGCGTACACTTGCTCAAATTATTTTTAATAAATTAAAAGATTATCCAGAATTATAAGTATGATAAACAATAGAATGATTAGCTCCAAGACAGTTCTAGCAAAGGTTATTTCTGATCTAGATTTAAAGGAAGAGGAAATCAAGATATCAGATATTTCTGAATGGATCTGTGAAGGTTTACTTAAGATTGGAGCTATACAATAGTATGAACATAAGGTAACCATATTACCCGTTAAATGCCATTAGGCTTCCTTACCATGTGATCTATATAAGTTAGGTTAGGTAGCATTTTCATTTTGTAATAATGGTGGTTGGTTACCTATGAGAAAAGCTACATCTAGCTTTGGAGTATACCATGACAAATGTGTAGATAAGCCGTGTATGCTTATACCAGATGCAGGTCTAATACCTTTAGTAAAGAACTTATTTAATTTAGTATCTGATAGAGAAGCTTTAGATAAACTTAATTCAGATTCTAATATGCGTGATACTTTAAGTGCTTTAGTAAATCAGTATACAGTGGCTAGTCCATCTAACAGATATGTAAATGGTAAATTTGCTCATACCGATGGTACAATGTACAGCGCAGATTTATAGTATATGACAAAACCTGGCTATATTATGACTAATATACCCACTGGTTTTATTAAAATAGAATATTATGCTATATTTACTGATGAAGAAGGTATGCCTATGATACCAGATATGGAATCCTATAAAGAAGCATTATTGTGGTATGTTACATTAAAATTAATGTATCCGAGAAAGCTAAAGGGGCAGATATCTTAGTAGGATTACTTAGAAATGAAGACTAGTTGGAACTACTATAGAAAGTAGGCTTACGCTGAAGCTATGATGCCTGGAGTAGATGAACTGGAAAGTATAAAAAATACCTATCACAAGCTTTATCCAGAATTTAATGACCATGATACTTTCTTTAGTACTACTGGAGAAGAACAAATAATTTATAATTAGAATAGATTATGATTAGTAATACAGCTCAAATAAATACATTTTATGGTGGAATGAACACTGATAGTGCCGCCAGTATGTTACCAAGTAATCAATATAGATTTGGTTAGGATGTTCGTATCATTACTGATGATTCTAGTACTAGTGGAGTTCTTTAGAGCGTAGAGGGTGCTAAAAAGTATAATTATGGTATTAAAGGTACTGAAGAAATAATAGGTACTGCAACCATTAATGATATTGCTGTAGTAGTTACTAAGTTAGTGGATGGCTATAATAAGATATATCGTATAGAAAATTTTGATTCTCCCAATTTAGTTAGTACAGTTGTATTATAGGGAAAATTAAGGTTATGTGAGGAAGCTAATTCAAATCAATTGAGTATAGTATTAAATTATGAAACACAATCAAATATTAAAGCTTACTTTACAGATGGCAATTCATCTATTAAGGTAATTAATATTATGAGTGATAAGTATGTAAAATATCCTAATGAAGATAATCCATTAGTAGATTCTGATGGTAACATACTTAATCCTGATAGCATTGATATAATACCTAATGCAGTGTTACCTCCATTTGAAATTACAGAAATAGTATCTGGTAACTTTCAAGCTGGCATGGTATAGTATTGTTATAGACTATATAATCCTCATTCTCAACAGACATCTATATCTAGTTTGAGTAATTGTGTGCATCTAGATGCTTCTAGTATTAGTGCTAACTTAGTAGATCATTATGGATCATAGAAAGATTCCTATACTGGTAAAGGATGTACTATATAGGCTCCATTAGATACTAAAGATTTTAATAGGTGTACTATTATTCGTATCTTCTATAAAGATAACAATTCTACTCCTACTTATTCTATAGCAGATGATATAGAAATAGATACAGACAAGAATGTAATAAGTTATACAGATACAGGCAGTAATTAGCTTAGTGTTATGACTCAAGAAGAATTTAACGCCTTTACTAGTTATGCTTTTATTTGTAACAGTATTACTTCTGTATAGAACAGATTATTTGCTTCTAATATTACAGAAACCTCTTGGGTTCCTATGATAGAAGATAATGGTAAGCTAGTAGAGTATGATGCTAGAGCATATAGAGCAAATAAGGATGGTAACGTTAGATTAGAAACTTCAGATCCGAATGATTATATGTACTTTGGAATTGAAGACTATGACACAATGCGTAAAGTTCCAGCGCATCACGATTGTATTAACCCTTATAATGCTAAGAGAGACATTAGTGGGCAGTTAACTATATTACCATATGTTTACGGTAAGGATGATAAACTAGGAGGTAACGGTCTTAATATAGAGTATAGTTTCGTATATACTGAATTAAAGGAAGACTTTGTTTCTATTTTAAATGGCGGGTTAAGAAACAATGTAGGTATTAGCAATAGTTCGGAAACTGTAGAAAGTATGGACTTATATCATGTAGATCCAACAGATATATTTTTTAACAAATAGGAACTAGCTACTACTAAGAAAATAAAGACTGCCACAAGATAGAAGAATTACGCTGATCCAGTAATATCTGCTTTATTTAGAAGTTATCAACGAGACGAGGTATATAGATTCGGTATAGTATTCTACAATAGTAAATCTATAGCATCACCAACATTATGGATAGGGGATATAAGATTTCCTAACATGGATACTTTTCCAGCATTTAATTAGGATATAGGCAATAATGTATTTTAGTCTATGCCTATAGGAGTTAGATTTACAGTAAAAAACTTCCCTATAGACGCTGTATCATATGAAATAGTTAGATGTGATCGTACTGAACAAGATAGAACAATTGTATCACAAGGAGTAATTACTTCACTACATAATTATAAGATAGTAGAAGATAGAGATAACGGTGAAGTTGGTAGAGGTACGTCTAAAGATACGAATGAGTACAGACCAATGCCATTTTTGATGAACAAGCGTAGGCAAATGGTAATGGATCTTACCGGTTCTGTATTTAAAAGAACTAGTACTATAGATACTAACGACATAGCATCTGGGTATTGGAGATTTATATCTCCTGAGGTTTGTTTTAATGGAGAGAAAGCGGAAGAAGTATTCAAAGATAATGTGTATATTAAATAGGAAAGTCTTATTCATTCTTACTTTAGTACAGCAGAAGTAGATACAACCACTGGAGTAAATGTATAGAATTGGGTAGGAATGAATAATAGAAGTGTATATCCACCTAATAATACAGTTGTAAATTCATCTGAATATAGAAAATGGACTAAAGTAGTCAATAAAGATGACAGCCAATCTGAAAATGCAGCTCAAGTATTTAAAATTCATAAAGATGATTTCTGTGGGGCTTACATACAAAAATTCTATTCTAAAGGATCTTCTATCTATAATTCAGCAGAATAGACTATTATAGATGCTAAACTTGCAAAAAATATACCTTATAATGTAACTAATAATGGTGGTGTAGCTCCTTATAAGATAAATATAGGTGACATTGTTTATACTAATTGGGCAACTAGTGAATTTTATAAAGCTGGAGATAGTGATAATGTGGTTACCTATGGTCCAGCTGGACCATGTATGATACTACAATCTTCTGAGTAGGATAAGCAAAGTATAGAAGGAGTTTCTGCTTACAGAGACTCTAATATGATGAATAATTGCGTTGTAACTGTAGTTAATGTTAAAAAAGCAATTATACCTTACAGTGGTAATACTTATTCATCTAGAACTAGTAATACTTATATACCTGTTGGAGCTTATGGTAATAAAGCTAATAATACAGTATATGCATTTGGTGGTGATACTTACTTAGGGATACTAGACTATCCGTGCCAGATGATATTTCAAAGGAATGATGTAAATGAATGGAATGAAAACAAGAGATACTTTGGAGCTTACATTCCTTTAGAAAGCACTATAAACCTAAAGTTATCTATGGGTGAAATGACCAATAGAACATACAATGCAGGTACAGGTGCAGTGGATGCTTTTATGCAATTAGAGCCTACTCAAATGTAGCAATATCATTCCCAAAGTAAACCATATTATTTGTATAATGATGTTTATTCAGTAACACCAGATGCTAAATTATTCAGTACTAGAGGTCTATACGATGAAGCTAATGTAAAATCAGCCAATAGAGTGTATGTATCACAGGCTAAAACTATCAATGAAAATATAGACAATTGGTCTGTATTTAAACCAGCTAATTTCATAGATGTAGATTATCAGTATGGAGAAATAACTAACATACGAAGTATATTTAATAGATTGTACTTTTGGTAGAATAATGCTTTTGGAGTATTATCTGTAAATGAAAGATCGCTGATACAAGATAATAATGTAGGTCAGTTAGTATTAGGTACTGGTGGTGTATTAGATAGATATGATTACTTAAGTACTTTAAATGGTACTAAAGTTATTAATGATAGAAGTATAGTAAACTCTAGCAATAGCATTTATTGGTATGACTAGGATAAGAATGAAATATGTAAATCTACAGGAGGCGGAATAAGTATAATCACAAAAGACTGTAACGTACAATCATATATGAACACAATGTATAGTTAGAAAACTAAAGGAGCTAATTCGTTGTATGATAAGAAATATGACGAAGTATGGTTTAGATTATATAATAAGTCTTTGATATATAATGAGAAGCTAAATGTATTTACATCTTTATATACATTTGATCCAGATTTTACGTTACCTCTCAGAGATAAGGTTGTAGCTACTAAGAATAATGAATTTTATATAATAAATTCATTAGATATAGAAGGATTTGGTGATACAAGTAAGGATATAAGACTACGAATCATAGTAAACAAAGATCCTCAATATACTAAAGTATTTGATAATATTGCATTACAAGGAGAATTTATAGATCCTAATAATAAGATATTAACTAATGACATATTAGATGGAATAAAATTCAATACTAAACATCAAGTAGCGAATAAAGAAGGAGAAGATTTAGTATTTGACTATCGTGAAGATACTTATAGAATGCCTGTTCCAAGATAGGATCAATTCGAGGAAGAAGACAATATGTCATTTCCTGCTAGAATGAGAGGTAAATATATGGTTTGTGATTATAAGTTTAAATCAGATAAGGATTATTCTTTTTAGATACCTTAGATAACAACTACTTATAGATATTCTAGAATTTAATATGAAAAAGAATAAAAACAAAAGAAAAATATAGATTCCTGCTGCGTAGTTTGGTTTGCCGGTATCTTTAAGTAATATGCAGGAATTACAATCCTCTATATCTAGAGGTATTGCTCCTAATAATCCTAGCAACCTTATAGTTAAAAATAACTCTACTAATGTTGGCATAGGAAATATATCTGGCATAGCTTAGGCAATACCAGGAGCAATAAATACACTAACTAGCCCTTTCTAGACATCTACAGCTACTACAGGCGGAGAAGCTGCTATGCAATCTATTGCTGGTATTGCAGAAGGAGCAGGATCTGGTGCGCAACTTGGTATGACTATAGGGGGGCCTGTAGGTGGATTAGTAGGTGGTATAGCTGGTGCAGCTGCTGGTCTCATAGGTAAAAAAGGAAAGGCAGCAGAAATGACCTCATTTACTGACTTTGATGAAGGTACTCTGGGTACTGGCTTAAGAGGTGCATTTAGAAATAAGAAATTAAGAAGACGTAGAGCTGCTATAAGATTGAATGCATTTCAAAATAGAGAAGCTGTAGCTGGCACAGAAAGACTAGCTAATGAGTTTAATGAAGATAATACGGAGTTTGATACTGATGTATTTGAATACGGAGGTAAAGTTCCGTCATCATTGGCTTATGTAGATGATGGAGAACTAATACAGACTCCAGATGGTACAGTAAGTAAAGTACCAGAACAAGGACAACCCACCGATAGTAATTTAGTAAACTTACCTGAAGGAAGTAGAATATTAAGTAATACTTTGAAAGTACCAGGTACAAATAAAACCTTTGCAGAATTAGGTGATAAAGTAATGACTAGAAAGAAAAGTAAAGGAAAAGACATATATGCTTAGAATGCAGATATGCTTAACGAGATGAATAACAAATTAATGCATGACAAATTATTTGCTATGCAGGAAAGTATTAAAGCTAAGAAAGGCATTAAGAATAAAACTAAAGAACTAGAAAGTTTTGCTAGAGGAGGTGATAATACTCCAGCTGGATATAATGCTGCTGGTTTTATGATAGATCCTAGATTTGCTGGTGAAATCAGTATGGGTGTCAGTGCCCCTACACCAAGAGTTAGAGATACTTGGGGCATGAAAGGTGACGTTACTGCTCCTTGGGATAATTACGGTAGAGTATCAGAAATAGATGCTGGTAACTTGCCAGAAGTTACTATAAATGCTACTAGAAAAGCATCTCCTAAAGTAACCACTACTAACTATACTTCTAGAGTAATACCTAAAACTGCTAAAGTTACTGCTCCAGAGATAATACCTAATCTGGATACTATAGATGAAAGTTTTGACATAGATGCTACTCCAGAAGATATTAGAACTAGAACTATAACGGGTGCAACAGTACAACCTGTAATTACTGCTCCACAAGAGGAACCTGTAATATTAGAAGGGCTAAGCAGTTTGATTAGTGGAGCTGCTTCTTTAGCTCCTATAATGTCTAATTTGTTTACTAGTAGCTCAGAAGCAGTACCTGCTAATTACAACCCGTATGCTACAGCTATTACTAACACTATGGGTAGACGTAGATACAATATTGATCCGCTACTCAGAGATATAGAAACTAATAGAAATGTAGCCAATTATGCAGCTAGCCAATAGAGAACTAATACTGGTCAAGATATGGCATTTAGATTACAAAATGCTATTGCTACTAATAAAGCTATTGCTGCTGCTAGAGCTGCTGAAAGTAATGCAAATAATCAATATAAAGCGGAATATGCCAACGCAATGAATAACTTAGGACAGCAGTGGGTTCAAGCTACTAACTTAGCATCTGAACTTAATGCTCGTAATAGAGCTACTGCTAGAAATATTCGCAGAACTGGTTTAGGTCAATTAAGTCAGTGGGCTCAAAATAGAGAATTAATGAGCAATCAAAGAAGTAGAGATAATGCTATGCTTAAATTATATGATCCATTTTTGCAAGCTGGTTTTACTTCTGCTGATATGAGTCAATTTAAGAAATGGTTAAATAAGGGAGGAAATAGATAATGACAGCTAATAGATATGATTAGGCTGCTGAAGCCCCTATAATGAATACGTATGTTCCTATTAACTTTGGTGAATTATATAGAATAGGAGCTACACAGAAAGCAGCAGTAGATGAGGCAGCTAAATAGTTTAGTACAGCACTATAGAAATTTGGAGAATTTCGTTCTCCTTCCGCTGTAGATACTTAGAATTGGTATAACTTAACTATTAATAGAAAAGATGTACAGAACGCTATCAATTAGATAGCAAATAATCCTGATGCTATGAAGGATGCTTCTTTTAGAGCTAACTTACAATCATTAATTAATAGCACAGATTATTCTTCTTTATCCTTACTTAAGGAAAGTGCGGATAATCTTAGAGCTGGATTGGAGATGAGAGCTAAGATGGAAGCTGAAGGGCTGTATAACGAAGATTGGGATGAATCTGATATAGCTAACTATGACACATTAGGAACTAAGAAAGTATTTGAAGATATTAGTCCTGTGAAATTCATGACCGCTAATCAGTTAAGTAATCCTTACTTTGATAATTTAAAACCTGGTAGTTTAGGTGTACAATGGAAAGATGGAGTTAAATACCAAGTAACTGGTAATAACATGGATGACCTATACGCTGTGGCTAACGCTCATTATAATGATCTCATTAATACTCCCCAAGGACAGAAATATTACCAATAGATGCTTAAAAATACTGGTGGAGATGCAGATGCAGCTAGACAACAATTTATAGATATGATTGCTTCTTCCTAGATAGATAGAACTAGAAGACCTCAATTAACAGTTGATCCGTTGTGGCTAGTGTAGGCTAAAGCTGCTGCGAGTAGGACTGGTAGAGATGAGATAATTAGACCTAATCCTACCAGATTAGACTTTTTAAATGAATCTATTACCAGAAGTGTACAATCTAGAATTGGTTCTAGATTTGATCAATATAGAAATTATATTGAAGGTCTAATAAGTAAGTATCCAAATACTAAGATAGCTCAAGATGCTAAGAAAGGTGTATAGAATATTGATAACATGATGAACTCATATATGCAACTTAATCAGGCTGCAATGCAGTATTCTAATGCTTATAGAGCTACAGGTAATGATAATGACTTAATAGTAGCTAGAAGTGCATCTGATGCAGCTGATAGATTACAAGCTCAAATGATCGGTCTTGCTAATAAACATGTACTTAGAGATGAATTTCAAAAAGTATCCGGCTTCTCTCCTATATCTGTAAGCGGTAATAAAGAATATTCTAAACAAGGTTACTTAAAAGGTGTAAACTCAGCTTTGGATATGATTAAAGGTAATGTTAGCTTACTTGAGAGTGACGATTTATTAACTGGTATAGGTGGTTCACAACAAGAAATAAAAGATGAAAATGGAACCACAAAGAATGTATATCAGTTTAATGATTCTAGAGGATTCTTATTACCAGAAACAGTATTCCAAATTGCTTCTGAAACTACCCCTAGAAAAGCAGAAAGAGTGGCTGGTTTTGGTAGAGACACAAGCTTCCCATTAAAGGAAGTACTTGAATCAGGTAATTTGTCTGACGTACAGTTCTTACCCGAAGGCAAAATGGTTAAAGTAGGACCAGGTACGTTTGCTTTATCTGGTAAAATAAGAATTCCAAAGGAAACTATAGAACAAACTTTAGGTACTGGTTTATGGAGTGATAAAGGTCTAACAAGAGGATTTGCAGATAACTTAGTAGCTCCATTTGGTAGACAAAGTACTAGAACTGCTTTAAAGGATTTATATAAAGCGGCTGAAGTTACAGAGGTAGTTGGAGAAGATGGCCACGAATATTTTGAAATGAATATATTCAAAACACTACCAAATACTAACAATGCTCCAGAATTCTGGCAAAGAGTAAATCAAAGATGGCAAGGTGGTTCACCTACAGGTATAGGCGGTACATCCCAAGCTAAAAATGAATATGGAACTTCAGCATTACAAACATTAGGAAGTATAAGATAATATGAAAAGAAAAGTATACGATACATCATTAATAGATAGTATAAGATAGAGAACAGCTTTATATGATGCTTACTAGGCTCCTAAAGCTAATATAGAAGAATATTTCCATACTATGGAGAACCCCTCTTATGAGGGGGCTCCTGATGATTATGGAGTTACAGATTGGGTATCTAATGCTTTTAATGATTGGAATCTCAAAAGAAATGAAGCTATTAGAGATAGTGCGTTAGGTGATTATGTAATGGCTGATTAGGATTATAATACAATTCTAAATGCTAAAAATTATATTCAAGCTGTACGTAATATTAATACCATACTTCCACAATTAAGACAAGACCCTAATAACCAAGACTTAAAACAGTATGTAAAACAATTATCAGATACTATTCTTAATAACAAGGAAGCATATGATAATATCTTAAATGATAAATTAAATGATTCTTCTTTGAATACAAAGCTGAAAACTGATTTCATTAATGGAAATTGGAATTCAGCTTTAAGTGAAATAGATCGTTAGACAACTGAACAGATAGATAAAGCAACAGGGTCTTATGTAGATCCTAATACTTTGTATGCTAAAAAGAGTTCTGCCTTATTCTAGGCTGATGTTGCTCAAAATACTGCTGATGAATACAATAGTAAATTAACATCCGATTACTATCGTAGAAAGTCACAACAACCAGGTATGGATCTTACTGATATAGATACTTATTTGTTTAAATTACCAGGTTTATTAGGTTCTTCAGCAGCTACTATTACTAATGATATACTTACTACTGGAACTACATATGCTACTACATCTATAGGTTCTAGTTTCGGCCCTATTGGAGCAGCGGCTGGTATGGTTGCTGGGGCAGGAGTATCTATATTAGGCAATCTGTTAAGTAGAGAAAGAGAATCTAAAGGAGAAGTATACAGTAACTATAAATCTGCTGTACTTAATCAGATTAATAAAAGTGGTATTTCTAAACAGTTATTAAAGGATGCCAAAGCAGAAATGCAAAGAATGGGTTCTTATACTCAAGAATAGATTGATAATGATGATTACGTATACGATCAATTACTTACTAATCAAGTAAAAGTAAACAATGTTAAGTTCGATAAAATACGTCTTAACAATTTTGAAGGTATGAAATCACTTTATACCGACAATATGGCTTTGTCTACTTGGGATGCTACTCAAACTATGTTAGAAGTTGTACCACTGGGTAAAATGGCTAAGAGTGTAAGAGGATTAAAAACTTTAGCAAATAAGTACGATAAAGGCAAAGGTTTCCTAAAGGGTAAATTAGCCGAACGTATAGACGATATAACCAGCTTTGGTATAGATAGTGTAGATAAACTGCCTAAAAAGACTAAGAGAAAAGCAATATTAGATTTAGGTGGTAGAATTCTCATATCTTCTGCTATGGAAGGAGCGGAAGAAGGAACCCAATATATGAAGGGTTAGGACTATATTAATAGACACTTTGAAGAAGATCCTAATCTAGCAAAGAGTTTCATTAAGAACATAGGATCTGGAGCAAGATCTATATTTGCAGCAATTACTCCTTGGGATTCTGTATATTCGGATGATGCTGAGTTCTTAGAGAATTTTAAAGGTGGTGCATTACTTGGTGGTCTAATGACTGGTGGAATAGGTGCTGCTACCACTTACTTACAAACTAGAGACCAATTACAGGCTGATAAATTGCTATCAGCTTTGTATGCTGAAAAACTAGATCAAAAAGATAGAGTAAGAAAAGACATTGTATATGCAGAAATGGCTGCTAATAATAAGTGGGATAACTTGATGCAGTCATTTGACAATCTTCAATCTGCTAATATTGATGGTCTTACTCAAGAAGATATAGAGACTGAAAGAAATAATGCTAATAGAGTAAAGAATATAGCTACATCTGAGTCAGCATTAAAGTAGGCTGAAGCATTAGGTATAGAACCAAATACTGAGGATTACAATATACTTATAGCTTTAAAAGATCATTACGATAAGCTAGTTGAAGAAGCAGATCAAAATTTTGTAGCATCTTCTAATAAGATGCAAAGTTTGCTGAACGGAGAAGAGGTAAATAAGCAAATCGAGAAAGTAATATCTAAATTATCTGATGAACAACGCGCTCAAATAGCTGTAGAAGATATAAGAAATGCTATTTCTCTTTATTCTGAATTAGAAGTATATAATAGACTTATAAATGATTATGAGTAGAATAGTACTAAACTCAATGATCTTGAAAAGAATACTGGTCTACGTACATCTAAAGCAGATGTAATTCATTTCAGAAATCTATTAAATACTGATAAGAAGGCATTAGAAAACAGTTATGATAAACTTAAGAAAGTATTAAGCGAATATAATTTAACTGAATCTGATTTTTAGGTTCCATCTATACATCAGGATTTAGCTGATGCTCAGGAATAGTTAATTCTTTCTGGTCTAGATCAAGCTAGAGCACGTGAAGAAAATAACTTGATGTCTTCTGACGATAAGAAGTCTATAATGGCTAAAATAAATAAATGGAAGAACTCTGAAGCTAAAGAAGATGATTTTGTTCAAGATATAGAAGACTTGTATTCTGGTAGAACATAGGAGAAAGTAGCAGAAGAAGGTGAAGAAGTTACTCCAGAACCTTTAAAACAAAAACCAGCTCCTGTTCAAGAGTAGGAAAAGCCACAGGAAGATGAAGATATAAAGTCAGCCAGACAGAATGCTAAAGAAATTCAGAACGAATTCTTTACTACTGAAAGAGACAGCCGTGGAAACAGTAAAGTAGTATTGAACACAAATAATGAATTTGGTCAAGCTTACAAGCAAGCTAGCGATGCTTTACGTGAATCATTTATATCTCAACATCCTAATGTAAAGAACTATTCTGAGTATGTAGCTGCTTCACAAATGGATAGAGCAGAAGGACTGGAAGCTGAAAGATGGTAGGAAATATACGATCTTAGAAATCAATTAGAAGAAGAAGTATATAACAACGGTAATTCTGATAAAGCTAAACAGTTAGTAAGTCAGTTGAAAGAAGCAATAGAAAATAAAATTGACTCTAATTTATTAAAAGAAGCTTATAATGATTTTGTTAGTTCAGGAGAGTGGAAAATATCACAGAACTTACAAAATAGAGAAAAAGCTAGAGCTGAAGAATTGAAACTTCTTGCTCAAGAAGCTAGAGAAGAAATAGCTTAGAGAGAGCAATAGAACATACAGACTAAATAGAAAGAAGCTCAAAAGCCTATTGCTGTTCCTAGTTAGACTGCTACTCCTGTATCTCCAGTTGAAGAAGCTACTAAGACAGAACCTTTATCTATAGAAGATGTACCAACTCTTAGTGATATACTTGGAGGATGGCTTGGTGATGAGGCTAAACAAGCTTTAGAAACTCCAACTCAAGTTTCAGAAGAGCCAGTTCAAACACAAGAAGAAACGCAGATATCAGAACCTAGATAGTTAGAAGAGCTCACATATGATTCTAGACTGGATCCATATTCTCATGAGTTAAATTACAGACTTACTGAATCTAAATAGAATGAATAGGGTCAATGGATTAGGACTTCTAAAAAATTCCAAGGTATGGAACAATACCTTAATAATGAGGAATTTGCAGAAGTTACAGGTCAACCTGACTTTATTAAAGAAGTAACTAAGAATGGAGTACGTATAGTAGTAAGACCATATACTAAAGATGATGGTACTACTACAGATGCTATATACGCTTTATTTAATTACAAAGGTAAAGAATACATTGCTAGTATTAAGACAATAGAAGGGCTGTATGCTAGAGGAAATAGAGCTTTTAACAGACTACCTTTTAATGACCAATAGCTAATTGTAAATAATCTTAGTGCTTTACGTAATAAAGTTCTAGAACTTAATAAACAAGTACAAGCTAATCCTAACTTAGAAATAGTTCCTACTACCATTAGAAAAACAAATGGTAAGATTGTAAATCTTAAGAATGAAGATGGTAGTCCTAAAAATAGAAAACTTACAGATTCTTCTTGGTTAACCATTAAAGACCCGTACTAGATTAATCCTGAAAATACTCAAGTAGGCATTACTACAGGTAGTTTAGGTGGTAGTGTAATCAGATTTAAAAACCAAGTAATATCAGCTAAGGGTTTCCCTATGGGTAAGCCAGTATGGATGATTAAGACTTCTAGAGATGATGGTAGTACATCATAGATAGGAGTTGTTCTTAATTACGATAACTTTAAAGATAAACCTGAAGTAGCAGATTTAATTATTGATTTAGTTACTTCTAAGGATCAATTCTATACTGATAAAAATGGAGTTGTTACTAACGTTACTCCACAGAATGTATTACAGTTCTTAGTGAACTTTGGCCCTCAAACAGCCACTAATCCTAATGATACTAGATTATCTCCTGAACAAGTAAGAGCTAGAATGAACAAACAATTCTATTTAGCAGAGGATAATCAGTTAGTAGTAGGTCAATAGGTATACAACTTAAATGATATAAATACAGTACCTGAGATTAGAGAAAGATTGAAAAAATACATAATGGATAATTTCCATTGGAATATAGATGAAAATGGTCTAAGCTCTAATTATTTGGGAGGAGATTTACAATCTCAAGTAAAAGATCCTAAGTTGTATCCTTTAGCTTTATTCTTGAAGAACAATAATGTAGATAAGATTACTCTAATACCCAATGTTTTAGAATTTACTAACAAAGATTTCGGTATTATTAAAGATAGTAAAGGCAACAAATAGGTAGACTCTAGCTATCCTAATGGCATCAGTGTACTTGGTTGGTACATAAAGCAAGGTATTTTACTTACTGATATAGCAGATACTATGCAAGATGCTAACATATACATTGATGATGTTATGTTAGTGGATAAAAATGCAGAAAGTAAAGTAGAGCAATCACAACAAAAAGTTCAAGAAGAAACTAAAATGGGCAGTATTACCCTACCTGATGAAACTGGCAAATAGACTACTATTGATTTGGATGAAATATTTTCTATATTGGACGGTAAAGGTAGAAAAGGTCCTAATATGGAAGTATCTGAAGAAGAAGTATCTAAACTAGCTATTAATGAGGAGGATAAAATGGATCCAAAATAGACTAAAGAATGGATATAGTCTACTTTGGGCATTACTCCTGAAATAGTATCATCCATAATAGATGTTACAGAAGCTGGTAATTTAGTAGTAGGTAGAGTAACAGAGGACTCCATAAAGATCTCGGAGTAGGCTCCAGAAGGTGTTCAATATCATGAAGCATGGCACAGAGTATCACAGTTATTAATTGATCCTAAACACAGAGATAAGATATATAAGAAGTATAGAGAACAAGGTCTAAATGATAAACAGATTGATGAAAAATTAGCTGATCAGTTTAAAGACTTTATGTTAACTGAATCAGGTAATTATAGATTTGATACTAAGAATTGGTTTAGAAGAATATACGACTTTATCAAATTGTGGATTAGAACTGGTCAATATGGATTAGCTAAAGTATACTCAGCGATCAATAGAGGTAAGTATTATGGTTTGAAACCTAATGCTGAAAATGTAGATAGATTCAGAGAAATATACAAAGGTGATGGAGCTAATATGGAAGTATCTGGATATAAATTTAAACATATTCAGACAGTTAAACAATTAAATGACATTATAAATAGTTTAACTTATGCTTTCTTCCAAGTATCATTTGCAGATGGTAAGACTATTAATTACTCTGACTTATCTAAGGAAGCTCCTAAATTTGATAGACTTAAACTTATACTTCAAGCTCAAGCTTACAAGTATCCATCTGATATAATCAATGAAGTAGTAGACAAATTTGACTCTATTATACTTCCTATGCTTACTACTAAACTAAAGCAATTAGGAATTAGATCAATAGATAGAAATGAAAGTGATACTTTAGCTAATATAGAAGAAGGAGCCGAAGGAGTAAACATAGGCCAGCATACAATAGAGGGTATGAACATCTCTATTAGAGATAATGCTCCTGCTGAAGTAAAGTTCTTCTTTCAAACTATACCTGTATATGAAATAGGGAAAGATGGTACTCCGCAAACTAAGTTTGATGAATATACTCATTTTCCTAGTTTTGTAGATCCAAATATAGCTTGGACAAACATATTGAAAGATTTATCTGGGTGCAGAACTATATCTAATATTATTGATAGAGTGCAATTCTTTGCTAAGAATGGTAATACATTCTATCAAGCATTATTGCTTAGACTAACTACTCTGGTAAAGAACTCTTTGAGTGAAGATGTAAATGTAGCTACACAAGCTGAAGCTATGCTTACTAAGATAGAAACTGTAATTACTTCTGACATTAATAACTATATAACAGTAAAGATTAGTGAAGATGCAGATACTGGCCTTACGAAGATGGAATTAAAAGACAATACAGTAGATGTAAAAGCAGCTAACTATCCTAAAGTATGGTCGCAGTACTTCTTTAATAATGCTGGCATATATAGATATAATGAAACAGGTGCTATTGTTGCTACAGATAATGCTAAACAAACCTTACGAGTTATAATAGACAATTTTAATAGAATTAGAAATGCTTTTACCAACAATAAAGGTATATTAAAAGTAGGTGATAACAATGTAGATTTGCATATAGCAGCTAACCAAGAGTATCTAAAGGATGTAATTGTTCATATGTTAAATTCTGTAGGTGTAGGTATAGATAAGCCAACGCTTAATAGAATGTTAATGTCTGGAGATTATGGTAATCCTAGATCAGACCAATATACATTGCTAAACTCTTTCTTAGTAAATAGAATTAAATTTGGTGGTATTCCTAGATTAATAGAAACATTAGATAGTATCAAAAACTCTATTAATAAAGACAACACTATCAAAGATATAGAGAGCCCAGAAGGAGTGATACAACCTACTTAGGTATGGAATACACAAGGTTTTGTTAAGGAAATAGCAAATTACTATGCTTATCAACATGCTACAGATAAGAGTCTAAGTAGCTATGGTCCAGATGGTAATAGCTATTACATGGTATCTTAGAATAACTTTGCAAAAGACAGACTTAATGAAATAGTAAATGATAAGGATACTTTTGATAATCTAAATGCTGTAGTATACAATGGTAATTCTATTATTCTAAATGCAGTTAAAAGAGGTAATAAAGATCTATCTATAGAAACTCTAATAAACTTCAAAGATACCACATCACAAGATGTAGGTAGAGATTACTTTGGTATTACTGATAGAGAAGATTATATTGCTAAAATGGTAGCTGTATTTAATGATAGAATAATATTCCCTACAGTAGCAGATAAAAAGACATACCATTTCATTAGAGGAATTAAGTTGCCTCATGAAAGAATAAAGTTCAATACCACTCCTCAAGGTGCTTATATCCAATACGGGGAACAAAGTATGGACACTTTACTGGGATATTGTTATGATGAATTGAATCAAATAGAACTGTGTTTAAGACAGATAGATGATGATCCAACTCATTATGATGAGAAAACAGGATTGCATTACAATGAAGATGGTACTATCAATAATGATTGGTTAGAACCTACCAGAAGAATAAAGAATTTCCATACGACAAATAAAGTAAGTTGGAAGGATAAGAATGGTAAGAAGCATACTAAGAAATTAGAAGGAAATGGCGCTAGATTCTTATTGTTAACCGGTATCAGAACATCTAAAGGCTTTGTTAGCTTCAATGATCCTATGAAATCAGCTAAAGAAAATCTTCAGACAGCTAAAGACTATTTCTTTAACTTATCTAAAGACACGTAGAAGGCATTTTTAAGCTCTCTAATCAATCAACGTGTTAAACAGGAGATAGCTACAGCTAAAGAATTAGGATTGATTGAAGGTAACGAAAACAACGATATATGGAGTCTACGTAACAAACTACTTGACGATATCGAATTAAATAGTAGAAAGGCTTTTTATAGCCAACTTGATCCTACTAATGCTGAAGGTTATGCCATATTTGATATGCTAGCTGACTATACTATTAATAGTATAATATCAATTAATGAAGTTGAAAAACTATTTAGTGGCGCTCCTGCATACTATAAAGTAAAATATGATGAACACGGACCTGTAGACGTATCTATTGATAAAATTAAACGTCTTGGTTCTCTTACTTCTACTGGTTTGAATAACAGACTAGATTTCTTTAATGATCCAATTAGAGACGAATATGTAGTCGCTGAATTAAAAGACCATGAAATAATGGACAAGCAATATTACATATATGAAGGGTTATTTACTAGAGGTAACATTAAAGAAACTATTCAAGAACTAGAAGGTGAAGATGCTTGGAATGAAGTAAAAGACTTAAGTATTCAGGAAATTGAAAAAATCTATCCAGAGTCAGTTAAGATAGCTAAACAAGCCGCTAAAGCAGAAGTAGAAGGTTATAAAGGAGGAATAAATGTAGCAGATGCTGCTGTATATATTAGCCCTAATATGACTAGAGATCTACTTAGAATGCGTGGGGTATGGTCTCCTGAAATAAAGAAAGCATTTGAAATTCTTACTAATGAAGATACAGCTAATCTATGGGATTCAGATCCTAAACTGTATGCAGAAGCTAATAAGGTTATTCTAAATGCTATGAAGTATATGGCATTCGGTACTAGATTCAATGAAATACCGGGATTAGGTATACCTTATTTTAATAAGATGGCTCTATTCCCATTATTCAAGAGTATAGCTACAGGTGACATTAAAGCATTGTATGACAGGATGGTAGACCCAAGTAAACCAGTAGATATGGTTCTATTTGACTCTGCTGTTAAAGCTGGTTCTAGATCTCCTATGAAGTTCTATAGAGTAGCTAAAGATAGTGAAATAGAACTAAGAGATGGTCAAACTGTTCTTAGTGCTAAAGTTACTGATGAGTTAATTAACGAAGAAGGAAATACTCTAAATGACTTTAATAACTTAGTTACTTATACTCAGAAGTTTAAGTACTTAAGACAACAATTAGAGACTAATCCTCATACTCACGAAGAATAGATGGCTGGTACTCAGTTTATGAAAGTAAATCTATCTAATCTACGTATGGATGATTTATATGGTATTGAAGGTCAACAGGTAACTGGTAGACAAATTAAGGATACTATTATGAATGCTTTGAATAAATTATCTGATATGGGTGTTAAAGACTTAGAAGATGAATTATTCAACAAAGACGGTAGTGTAAATGTAACCAAATTAGCTAAAATGTTAGAAGATGATGCTAGAGAATCTGATGCTAACGATAATGTATTATCTGGTCTCAAAACAGCTAATAATAAATTTATAATGCCTTTGTCTTCTTTATCAGATAATAAGTGGTTAGAAAGTAGATTTATCTCTATGATCAATAAGTAGGTTATTGATGTTCATATACCTGGTGGAGCATTTATCCAAAGATCTACTTTAGGTCTAGAAGCTACTTCTACTAAGGTAGTAACACCAAATATGATAAATGACGGTAGAGTATTAAAATCTATAAATGAGGAGGGTTCAATGGATTCGGTAGTAAGTATAAACTTATTTAAATACTTTATACCTAATTATGAAAACTTAACATATAGAGAAGCTAGACAGTGGCTTATTGATCATGAAATTATTGGTGATAAAGCTAAAGCTAATGCGATAGGTTATCGTATTCCTACTCAGTCAATTGCATCTATATCTCCATTAAGATTTGTAGACGTGTTCCCTGAAATAATGGGTGATACTATCATGTTGCCAGAAGACTTTACTAAACTTACCGGTTCTGACTTCGATATTGATAAATTGTATGTAGCTAGATTTGCATATAATAAGAATGGTGTCAAGTTTAACAAAGGTAATTCTCTTAAGTATGACGAAGTGCGTAATTCTATAAAGAATGAAATGCTGGAAGCATATTTAAAGGTATTACTTACTAGAGATAATACTAACTCTCTTAAATTGTCTATTGATAATGCTACAGAGAATGTTAAGGAGGTGCTTAGAGATATAGAAGGGCCTAGTAGTTATCATCCTACTCCATTTGAAGTATATTCACCTACATATCAAGAAGCTAGAAAGGCTGAATATACTGGTGGTAAGGCTGGTATTGGACCTTTTGCCTTGAATAATGCTCATCACATTCTTACTTAGCTTACTAAACTTAGCATGGTTAGAGATGCGTTCACCAATACTCTAAATATATGGAATATAGGCGGTATATACGATACTCCAGTGGCAGGCATGAAGAAAGGTGGTAGAATACTTGACTGGTTATCAGCTATGATCAATGGTTTCGTAGATATTGCTAAAGACCCTTATATTGTAAGATTGAATGTTAATTCATGGACATACAATATGGTTTCTTTCTTGTTACGTACTGGTAAAGGTAAGTAGACATTCTACTTTGTTGCTCAACCTATCCTTAAAGAAATGGCAGAAGCTGTAATAAAGACTAAGGGTAAGTATGGTATAGATAGAACTAAAACTCCTACTCAGTTAGAAAATGAAGCAATTGAATCAGTACTTGATAAATATGATCCTACTAAGAAGTATAGGAAAAAATATGAGTTTATAAACGGCAATGAAAATTCAAGAGCTAACGAATATCAAGACTTGTTTAGTACATATCAGAAAGAAAATGGTGAATACACATCTAGAACAAGAGAGTTACTCAAGCTAAATAAAGAAGAGATAAGTAACTTTAACGAAGAATAGGTTCGTATATATTATGCTTGGAAAGCATTAAAACCATATGCTGATTCATTAGCTAATTTGGTTAAGTATTCTAAAGTAGATACTAAGAAAACCGGTAAGACATTTGCTGAACAGCAAACATACTATAATGGTATGTGGGCAATGACAGAGGATGCTAATTTTGCTAATGGTGAAATTGAACGTTTCTATAATGAAACTTTTATTGCTAAAAAGACAGAAAATAGTATTCCGTTTGGTACTTCTATATTCAAGAACTTATTACTTAGAAACACTGATACTTTTTTAAGTAAGAAAGACATAATGTTATCATTACTTGGTAGAAAGAATAATGCTGATTCTAAACTACTTAATGCTCTTATTTCAGGAATGGAAGCTCAAATTAAGAGCGGGTTTTTTAACCAGTTTATATACCAAAATGGTATTGATATTCACAGTATGTTTACTGGAAAAATGTCAATGGCAAAACGTATCAATAACTTTAAATATGAAATACTAAAAGGTAATCCCAAACTAAGTAGATTTTTAAATAATGACGGTACTATAAATAATGACTTTATAAATTATTTGATACCCAATATAGATTATAATGGTTTAGATTTCATTGATACTTCATCTTTACTTGATGCTGATCAATCACAAGCTAATAACTTGATAAACTACTGGAGAGAATTAATAGATGACCCAGAACCTAGAGTAAGCCAATTATTTAAAGATTTAGTAGTATATGCATTCCTTACTTCAGGAGATAATCCTACTATGAATTCATTCTTCCAATATGTTCCGAATAGTTATAAAATATCAATGGGTTATACTGACCATATATAGACTAAATTAGATGAATTATCTAATGGAGTTGATCAATCTATAGTAAGAGATGACTTATTCTTAAATAACTGGCAAAATGATAAGCTAGTAAGACCAGTAGATCTGTATAACAATAAAGGAGTCAAATTATACTCTATATCGTTAAATGATTAGTCTGTAGTTCCTAATATCATATTAGGAGAAAGGTAGGATAAAACAGATAGACCTGCTATTAGACCTAGTAATTGGTTATCAATGACTTATGTTAATGATAAAGGTAAACTAATAGAAGGTAAATTCCCTATATTCTACCCGTATATTAAGATAAATGATGGCTTAGGGCGTACTCCAGCTAATTATCACGTATACTCTCTTATAGGTTATAAACAAGCAGCTGATCCAGAAACCAGGCGTTTAAATTATATACCTATCTACGGATTAGTATCTAAGAAAGGATACAAATACAGAGGACATACTGTAGTAGAATACGGTAAAGAATCTCAATTTGACTTTAATAAAGAAAATGTATGGGATTATACTGAAGCTTTACAGAACCAAGAAGCATTAGCCGATATGGCAGATGAGTATAGTAAACCTAACTGGTAGAATTCTGATATTCATTTGATTACAGATCTTCCTCCATATTAGAATATGAATTATGCTAAAGAGCAATAGGATATGAAATTTGAATGGGATCAGGATGATAAAGATGATAATGAACAAGGTGTAGTACTTAGCGAAGCTGAAGAAAGTAAAGAAGACTCTAAAAATCTTCTTTAGTTAGAGGCTGATCTTTTGTATAAGATGAAGGAATACCTGACCGAATTAAGCAAAGATAATACAGATTTAGCATCTAGTATAGATGATAAAATGGAAGAATTTACTCAATTGTTACGTAAAGAAAATCCAACTACTCCAGAAGAAGTGGAAGGTTTGATTAACAAATTTATATGTAATTTATAATATGAATAAATATTGTCCAAATAAAAATCTTCCCGAATGGAAGGAGTTAGTAGAGGTAGTAGGCGAAAATAAAGCCTACTACCTTTGGGATTAGAATAAAGGTAATGGATTAGATAAAGCTCCTAACGGAGAGGATTCTAAACTATTTTCAGACCTTTTAAGCTAGTTTGATAATAATCGTGAACAAGCTATTCTAGCAAAGGCTGAAACCTTTACAGAAGCTTTTAAAACACAATTATCAGATGAATTATCTAAACAAGTAGATGAAAATGGTGAGCTGTTAATTGAAGCTTACAATAAAAGAAATGAAGTTAAATAGGGTTCTTCTAATACTTTATTGGAATAGTTAGGAGAATTTGCAGATACTGTAGATGTAGTAAACTTCTTTATTAATCACGATGAAGTAAAATCTCAAACTAAAGAACTTCTTAAGAAATTAAATAAAGTCAACAGACCATTTGTAATATATAAAGGTCACAAAAAAGGAGTTAGAGCCGAAGCTGGAGCTGCCTTATATTTGTATTCAGATGTAATTAATTCTTCATCGGTATAGTTAAACGCCGAAGATGTTGCTCATGAAATGTTACATATTTACTTGCGTAAAGAATATGAAACTAATGAGCAATTTAAAAATTTACTTGACGAATTACAAATTGAATATAGAAAGAAAATAGGGAGTGTGTTATATGGTTTAGGTAAAGATTAGTAGAGTGATGAGTTTTTAAATGAAGTACTATCAAACACAGCATTTCGTGCTCATTTAAAATTAACTGACAGAAGTAAGTTCTAGAGACTGTGGATATTTATAAAAGGTATAATAAATAGGATAATTACTGGCAAAAAATTCATTGTTTATTCTAAATTACCCGAAGATATATCTAATTTGCAAGATTACGCTATGTCTTTACTTGATAAAGTTAATCAGGGAGAGATAAGTATCCATTCAATTGATCATTACGATGAGGAATACAGTGGTGAAACATTCAGTAAATTAGACAATAATCAACAAAAATAGATAGACAAACTATATGACAAGATATAGAAAGGATTAAAAGATAGATTAAATGCTATTAAACATTACAATGTAAAAAATCCTAAAGTATGGAACCAAATATCTACTATTATATCACAATTGTCTAAATCTGAAACTGAACAAGGTATACTACAATTCGTACAGCATGTAAGTGATACTATAGAAGATAGTATTAAATTCTTATCTAAATCAATAGGTGACATTAATGCTAAACAAATTAGACAGCTATCTAATGACTATTTAGGATTCTATAAACCTCTTATTGATTAGATCCAATACGCAGTAGATACTACTGATATATTCAAAGAATTACCTGAGTACCCAACAATAAAGTAGAATATCGCGAATATAGCTTAGCAATTAACTATAGTAAACAATAGATTTACTAATGTACTTAAAGAGAAAGGATACCAATTTCTACAAGAATACCTACAATCTAGAGCTGTACCACAAGATTATATAGATAAAGTATTAGCATGGTTAGACGATCCTAAACATGATACTAATATATTTATGAATTGGTTTGGTATGGCTACTAATAGCGATAATATGGTATTGCAAACTATAGCTAATATGTTATAGAATACTGTCAATAAGACAGATAGAGAAACATTGTAGGTAGGTACTGAATTAGTTAAGTAGCTGAATAAAGTAAAAGAGAAATACGGTAATGACGTTCAAAAATTACTATATGAGAAATATGACGACGGCACATATACTGGATTAAAGGTTACTCCTATCAATAAAGGGCAATTCAAAAGAGATTAGAAGGAATATCTAAATAATTTATCTAGTAAATTAGGAATACAAAAAGATGAGCATGACCAATACATAATGCCTGATGATGAAGATATTCAAAGAAAATGGTTTGATGGAGTTAATAAATTCTACTCTGATAGAGCTAATAGAAAGTATAAGCCAGAGTATTATTCAACTAGAAATAAAATGCTTTCTATGAAAACTAGGGATGCTATAAATGAGATTAATAACTATATTAATACTATAGTAGATCCTATTACAGTAGATGGAGTAGAATATGATAACTTACTATCAGAATCTGAATATAATTCATTAATTAGTTTACGTAGACAAAAAGCTCTACTATCTAATAGATATAATCTAGATGGTAGTATAAAAACAGGAGATGATTTAACCATAGCTAATGAGTTGCATTCCTTTAATGAAATAGTTCAATAGCATGTAAAGTATAAAACAGATAAAGAAAGCTATAATAGAGATAGAGCAAAAGTAGTAGCTAAGTATGGTGAAGGATCTACTCAACTATAGTTATGGGAATCAAGAAATTTAAAGAAATAGTACACTTAGGAATTCTACGATGAGTTAGATAGTTTAGGTAAAGTAGAACAATCTGAAGAATACAAAGAAGCTATAAAGAAACGTAGAGAATTTCAATAGCTATTCAAAGATCCTCGTACTGGTAAAATAGATTCTAATTTAATGTCAGACTCTGAGAAAAGGGAACTTTTGAAATTAGATTAGGATATTGCTAATCTATATACTTGGACAGAATAGATTGATACTGATAAGAAATTTAGTGATATTGCTGAAGTAGTTCCAACAGAACAGTACTATAAAGATAGCTAGAATGCTAGAGAAGCTGGCACAGAAGCTTATAATGATTGGTTTAATAATAACCATTATGAAGATGGTAGAGGTCGTATGCATCCAGCTTCGTATTATACAGAATTAAAACCAAAAGATGAATTATTAGAAAAGTATACAGAGTATGCTCCAATAAGTAGATACTCTACTATAGATAGGCAATCAGATTGGTTTAATAAGGACTGGGATCCAGCTGGTCCTACTGTATAGCCTAATAAGAAATATTATGACAATACTAAAGCATATAAAGAAATAGTAGATAAACCTGAATTAAAGAAATTATATGACAATTTATCTGATACTATCAATAAGGCTAATAAGTATATATCATTCTTAACATTTGGTGATGATGGTAGAATGCCTCAAATACCTGCAAGATTTATGCAAGTATTAGGTAGAAAAGATAGCGTACTAAATGCTTTGAAATACATATTTGATGATGTAGCTGTTACTAGAGTAGATGATACTGATTATGTAGATGATTTTACTACTATGCCTAATGGCGATCCTATTAAAGTAATACCTACAAGATTTATAAATATGCTAGAAGATACCAATGAAATATCAACAGACGCTGTCGCATCTGTAATAGCTTATTATAATATGGCTGCTAATTATAATAATATGGTAGAACAATAGGATGATGTTGAATTATTACTCAATCTTCTAAAGAATATTCAAATTAGAACTAAGAAAGAACTAAAAACAGCAGGTTCAGCTAATGTATATAAACAAGCTTAGCTATTGGTTGATAGAATAATGTATGGTAGAAATAAAACTCCTATTACAGTAAATATATTAGATAAAGAGATAAATATAGGTAAAACATTGGATATAATACGAGGATTCGTTACTAAAGTAAACCTATCGGGTAACTTGTGGTCCATTGGTACTTCTTTCTTTACTGATGCTACCTATACTACTTTAGAAGCCAAAATGGGTAGATTCTTTGATACCAATGACCTTAAATTTGCTTCTAATGAATTTGCTAGATAGTTACCAGATATGATGGCTAATATTGGTAATCCAGTACCTAAAGGTAAATTGTCTTATTTGTTACAACTAAATCAAGTAGTAAAGGATAACAAAGAAATATTTGATAGACTAGACTAGAGTCAGGTATTAAGAGCTATAAATCAAAACTTCTGGTTTGCAGGTTATACTTAGTCTGATTATACTGTTAAGAGTCATACAGTTATTAGTATATATCACAGTTATAGATTTGTAGATGGAGAAGGTTTTATGACTAAACAGTAGTATATTAATAAATTTAATTCTAATAGTACTAAATTTGAGCAATTGCCTGTAACTTTATATGATGTATTTGTAGAAGATAAAGAAGGTAATATAAAGATATAGGATAAGTATAAACAGTATGTTAATGATAAGCTATAGAATGAGGTAAGAAATAGGATTAATATACTTACTTAGAGAATTGATGGTACTTTACGAGAAATAGATAAAGCGGCAGTACATGCTAACTCTATAGCTTCTTATATTGTATTACATCGTAACTTTATGATATCTGCACTGCATGATAGATTTAAGAAAAAATAGTTTAATCTTGATTTAGGAGTAGAAGAAGAAGGATATTATAGATCTACTAGTAAATTCTTAAAAAATGTTATAGGATAGAGACATTTTGCTATGACACAATTATTAGCAGACTATAATAACTTAAAAGATTATGAATAGTATGCTGTTAGAAGAGTTCTAAATGAATTAGTACTCATCGCAGCTTCTACTACTGTAGCTCTTGCTATGGCTACTATAGTAGATGGAGATGATGAGTATGATACATGGTTAACTTAGTCTATTACTTACTTAGCAATGCGTTCAGCATTTGAATTTAGAACTATGTATAATCCATTTGAATTTATTTCATTAATTAAATCTCCTACAGCAGCTTTCAATTGGTTTGATAATGCTTCTAGTTTTATTAATCTATTTAATCCTGCTTCATATGTAGGTGATAGAACTCCTTTTACTATAATAGACAGAGGCCCTTATAAAGGAATGCCGGTTATACTTAAAAATATAATTAAGGTTACTCCATTTAAGAGTATAATAGAAGCAACAGATCCAAAAGCAAAAAGGAACTATTTATAGAATTAGTTAATGAACTTCTAAAAAGTTTCTATCTAAATTATCAATTCGCTAGATTAACTGTAAAAAAAGAAAGGCTGAGTATTAATTTACTCAGCCTATTTTGTTATGAGAGTTCATCACGCTCTTCATAACTATAATAATCTTCTTCTGGCAATTCAGCATTTATAGACTCACCAAATCTATATGTATTTAGAAATAACCTCTGTGCTAATTCTGGAACAGGCACGTTTGCCCAAAATCTATTTATTTCTAATGCTGCACTTACATTATAAGTTTTACCAGTTGATTGAAGATTATGTATATCTTTTTTATACTTAGGGTTACTTAAACAATAAATAGTATAATGCTTATTGTTTATAGTAATATATTTAGTATTATATAAAGAGTCTAACTGTTTAAACTTTCTATATCTATCTAAAGATTCCTTAGTATTAACACTACTATCATATAAAAGAAAGACCTTTTCTTCTAAAAAAGGTCTATTCTTATCAGTAGTATATGCATTTATGTAACCGCTTTCTACAGTTAAATCATTCCATGTAAGATTATCGTCTAATAATGGAACTATATATATACTAACATCATTCAAGTTCTTCAGTACCATTTCCTTCGTAATAACTACGAGTATGCTCCCAATTATTAGTTTGGTAATGATATGAAAGTTCTGATAATGCATTGATAATAATGTTTTTACGAGAGTCTAACTCTGTTTCATTAAACATATTAAACACTCTTACTTCATAATTACTATTTGTCTGTATAGCTATAATATATGCTTCACAATCGTAATCTGAAATATCAATATCTTGATCTTTCATATACCATGTAATAGCTAATAAATAATAAGCAATTTGTCTATAGTAATCAAACTCTTCTACAGAGTGTTTGAAATTATAGACATCTGAAGTTGTCTTTAAGTCAATTAAAATAATCTTCTTATTGACATGATCAAATATGCATCTATCAAGTAATGACTTGCAAGGTGCGTACCAGATCTTATTTTCATCCATTTTAAGACTATCTGTCTTAATAGGGAATGTCCAGTTAATATGAAACTCATTGTGAGATTCTACTCCTGGAGTATCTGTTAGTAATTCATTTGCTTTCTTATGTTTCTCAATGTTAGACTTAATTATCTTTAACATATTGAGATCTGCAAACGAAATTGCTTTTTTAGCATTATTCAATGACTTTGACTTAATATATTCATCATATCTTTGAATAAAGTCTTTAGCTATTGCTAATTTAGAATCATCAGACAATTTATTACTATATGCTTTATTATAAGCATTTAATAATATCTTATCTTCATCTTCTAATGGATCAGTAGCTTTAAATGTAGCGTACCAATCACAAAATTCTTTTTGTTGTTTTACTTTAGGTACATCATACTCAAGTATTACATAATCATTCCAGAATTCATCTGGTTGAAGTATGTATTCATGTATCATAGTACCCTTTTCTAACTGTGGTAATTTTAATCCTTCTTCTTTACCGTCGAGCATATTACGGAAATATAAAGGACCTTTTTTTAAGAACCAACCTATAGAAGAATTTGATATTCTCGTGTTATCTTCATAATACGGTTTATCAATTATCATAAGATGTATCTGTTTTCTTCTCTAAGTTAACTGTTACTATTTTAAGTCTTTCTCTTATCATATAACTGTCAGTTAATATACTACAGTTATGTTGATTAAGATGACCGTATGATATACCATTATGCCAATGCCCAAAGAAATGATGCTTATATTTACCAAAACAGTAATGTTCAAGCTTTTCATTATAGTTTGGATTTTCGTGAGTAATAAGTATATCACAATCAGGTATATTTTCATATGGGCATACATACTCATCATATTCATGCTGAGTATCTTCAAATGCCCATGTTTGCCAGTGTATAGGAGCTATCCATGGAGTTCCATAAAATTTTATTCCTTCATATTCATATAACTCATCAATAAGAAATACTACCTTATCATTAGTAAGTAAAGATATTTTATCCTTAAACTCCTGTAAAGTAGTATCTTTTATTAATCCGTCATATAATTGTTCAATATAAATGTCATGATTTCCTGGTACTACAAATATCTTTTTACACGATAGCTTATCAGCCCATGTAATAAAAGCAGTACTCCACCATGCATCTGATTCATCAGAACTTCTTTGAACAATTAGGTCTACTACATCACCAGCAATACATAATACATCACATTCTGGTATAGAAGGTAATATACCATGTAAATCACTAATTGCGCATATTTTCATAATGCAAACTTGCTGTTAATTTATATATTAATACTGCACAAAAAATTAACATTCTTTTAAATGTCTTATTAACTCATCTACTTGTTTTTGATTATGTACTACATAGAACTTTATATTAGGTTCAAATCTAAACAAGTAGTAGTTAAATAGTTTTTCACGTAAAGGCCATGTATCTGTTTTAAAACCTTTACATTCTATTATAAAATTATTACCAATGAAATCAGGTAAATAAGTTATAGCTCTTATTTTTTTTCCCTGGAATTCAAATTTTGGTAATAACTCAAATCTTTTACATTCATAATCCAAATGAATGTTCGCTTCTTTAAACTTAGTATACGTATATGCTTCTAGTTTAGAACGAAAATTTATATTATCTATTACTACTCTAGTAGCATTTTTTACTTTTTTATTTGTCTAATTTTTCATAATTCCAAATATAATTTTTATATAAATGATTATTTCTAGTGCAAGCTTTTCGTATTCCTCTATCTGGAATACATAAAAAATAAGAAGCTTCTTTAGAACTATTAAATATACGAATTAGTTTATGTTCTTTATCGTAAACAAATACCTTCTTTCCTAATTTTCTTCCTATTTTTGTTGCTCTATTATTATATAATATATTATACTTAGCATCACACCACTCTAGATTATCTAAATTATTATTTAATTTATTTTCATCTACATGATTTATCTGACTATAATTTTTTGGATTATCTAAGAAAGTTTCAGCTACTAGTCTGTGTACAAGAAACTTTTTTTGTATTGATGACTTAGATAAACTTACTACATAATAGCCTGAATTAATTAGCTGTTGTTTAAGTATACTGCCTTTATATGTAAAATTAACCTTTTTTCCTTTACATTCCTGTTCGATTGTTCTATTTTTTGATCGAACTCTACCAAAATTACTTACTTCGTAGTAATCTTCGTAATCACGAATATTTTTCCATATTTCTTCTTTCATATATATGAAACGTAAAAAAGGCCACAATGTTTACTTTTATTTTAACTTTTTAAGTCTTTACTTTTCCCTATTTCTTCTTCTGCCCCATAAATACATTCTTCAAATATTTTTATAACATCCCTATCTATTTGTAGTATTGTATCGGTTAGTTTACACACACCTACAGTAAGCATCACTACTACAATAGTAGTTAATAGGAATGGGATACAAATTAGATTAGCTATAACTTCTCTAAAATCTTTCCAAAATGTTCTTAGTTTATCTTTTAATGTTTTCATAAAGCCATTTTTTAATAGTTTCAAAATCATTTGCTTTAATAGCATCTGATACATCCTTCGCTTTGAACTTTTTGTGGATTAAAAGCCCTTCTAAGCCTGTTTTAAGACTCATTTTACGAAGATATTTTACGCCAGCTTCATCCCTATCGAACAATATAATAATACGCTTAAAACGCTTCTTAAGTTGTTCTAATACCTTATTAGGTATAAAAGTTGACTCTGAAGAAGGAGATATTGCTGATATCCCCATTTCGTATAAACACATGACGTCTTTCATACTCTTTGTTATTATGAGTACATCACCAGTTTTAGGTAACTGTTTAAACCCCTGAATATCATTCTCTGTCAGGTTATTACGCCATTTTGTATATTTATCTGCTAAAGGTCTATAAATTTTAAAATGATTATATACCTTATAAGCATACATAGGATTAGTATCCTTGTAAATACCCTTTACAATACCATTACACAGGTAATATTTAATACTACTTACTCCAAATTTCTTTAAAGTATCAATACTAATATTAAACTGAGACCAGTAATTGATGTCTGTTAGAGTAAAGTCTTGTCTTACTACACCAATTACTGTCTCTGTTGACGGTATGTATTGCTTAGAGCTAACGAGTTGCGTATTATTAGTAATTTTAAGCTTATTAACTATATTATTAAGTATATCAGAATAATTAGTTAAACCGGTAAGTAATGAAACAAACTTAATTACATTACCGCAATCACCTGTACCATGATCTTTAAACATTAATTGTTTAGTAGTTCTACTATAGAAACATCCAAATGATGGATTTTTATCCTTTCTAAACGGACTGTTGTAAATCATGCCTACTTTAAAATTACCAATATATGCCGCATATATATCATATTCTGTTACTTTAGATAATATGTAATCTAGAGTAATATTCACTTCATCTTTTATATTTGTAGTGTCGTATAGCATATGATATAGATTTTAATTTGTGGAGTATTGCAGAATCGAACTGCAATGTAGGCATATTATAATAGAATAAGCTTGCTTATATTAGCTCTATTATAATAGTCAACTATTTCTAGTTACCTTGTTTTACCATTAAACTAATACCCCTTTAAAACGTGAGTGCATACTATTCCAAATCTATTATTTTGTCTAAAGACTCACATAGCGGTATGCTACTCACGTATCGCTATATTATGCCTAGCGTAGGCAACTGTTTAAAGACTAAATTAGAAAGGCAAATCGTTACCTGATTCCTGAGTATCTGTAGAAATCATATCTAACGGATTCTCTTCCTTATTTTCTTTGTCTGCTACTACAGGTCGAACAAATAAGTCAATGTTCAACTCAGTAATTTTACTCTTCTGTCCCTCAGGTAAATTCATCGGTTCAATAAAAGTAAACTTACAGTAGTTAGGCAAAGTAGTATAGCCTTTATTATTATAAACTATCTTTACTTTAAGTAAAATATCTTTATTTGCTGCGTTTAGCAAATTAACAACCCAATTTGCAAATTCATTAAATGAAGAACCTGCGAAAACAAGTACTTCTTTAGGATAGAAACATCCTAAAATCTGTAGAATACGCTTTACTTGTCTAGTAGCTCTAGCTTGATAATCCTCTTCGGACTCATTAGGTTTCTTAGTAGATTCCCATTCAGTATGAGTCATGGTCTGTTCATCTTTTTCAAACTTAAATTCGATAAAGATGTTTCCATTAATGGATTTATCAACTCTAGCACTAACAAATTTCACATTTTCGTGAATACCTGCTTCTAAGTACTTATTTTTACTCTCTTGTATCTGGTTTGCTAATTCTGTACTATAAATCATAATTCTAATTCTTTAAACTGATATAAAATACTGTTAAAGTTATTCCGGTAAATATATTTTGTCCCAATAAACTTTAATATTGTTATTTTCATCGCTTTCTGCAATAACAATATTCTTACCTCTCAGATGTGGTGCCCTTGCTTCTCTTACAGAGTTATCTCCTCCTTCAAAAGAAATATGAGTTTCATTTTTCTTTCTATATACATAGCCTACTGCATCAGCTTCGCCACATATAATATTAGCAAGTTTACCAACTAAATCTAGAGACATCTCAGATAGTTCTTCACCTTCTTTATTAATCATCTTATCCTTAAGATGACCAATTAAGATGAAGTTATCACAAAGATCTCTAAACATGTCTATAACTTTTCTTACAGCTTGCTGTAAATACATGTATCCAGAACCATTAGGTAATGTTCTAACGTCATTACCTGAGTAGTTCTTTCCCATAGGTGTCTGACGATATAGTGTAGCTGCATAGCTTAGACATATTTCCTCGAGTCGAGATGCATTATCGAGAGTAATATACTTATACGGTTTCTTTCCTATTGACTTAATTTCTTCTCTAATAGCATTTGCAATATCTCCTAAATCTTTTACAGATCTAGCTTGTACTGCTAATGCTTCAAGGAATTCAGAGCCTCCTTCTAAGTCAATGATTAAGTTATTATCTAGTTTGGAAGCTAAAGTAGTTTTACCGGCCTTGGGCTTGCCAAAAATTATTAAAAATCTTGGATTTTCTACTTTAGCTTTTACTTTCTCTTTTGGTAATACAATCATAAAAAGCTTTATTTTTGTATCCTTACTGAAAGTTTTTGGTAATCACTGATAATACGGACAAATTTTAATATTTTTTAAAATAAACCACGATTCTTAATCTTAATCGTGATGTCAATGATAGTCTTTTTAGTTTTTGATTTCAAGTGGTTCAATGAACCAGTTGCAATCGGAATAATTTCATAACCAATCTGTACGAAATTATCGAAAATCTTAATCGGTGTACCGAATTCATCTTCAAAGTCATAATCCTTCTTAAATGGATAATTCTTCTTTGCATAGATATCAAGTGCATTCATTGCACTGAAGAACTCTTTCTCCAAATCAAAGTTAATACTACCGTCAGCAAAACACTTAAACGGACAGTTTGCACATTCTTCTGGCATCCAGCCAATATTATGAGTCTTACTTAAGCCTAGAGTAATATAGTCACCAGCTCCAGCGTATTCTACACCAAAATCACATTTAGGATAGTCGTAGTTGCTTTCTACTGTCAACCAGGGATAAGCATTAATAACTCGTTTCATCAACTTTTCTTTATAGATATCTGCACTATTGTTGTTTTTCGGTAACTTAAAAGTATATGTTTTCATAATTTTCAGCCTTTTTTAATTGTTATTACTAAACGAAATCTTCCTTGCTGGTTCTTCTTCTCGTATAGTCTCAATTAAATTATTGTATTTCAAATCATTATCAAACTCTAATATTGTACACTCTCCTGCATCTCTATTTTTAAGAATATGTAGGTAGACTTTGTTTTTTACTAGTAAACGATTTGGTCCATACTGTTGTATATTGAGTAATTCTGGTCTGTGAATACATATGACATAATCAGACGCATGAAATATAGTATCAGCAGAGGAGATGTCACTACGCATTGGATAATGCATAGAAGGGTTATTAATTCTTTCAGGATTTTCTATATTCCGATTCATCTGTGATAACTGAATTATAGTAGTATTAGGTAATTTCTTTACCTTAATAAACAGTTTCTGTAATTCGGAAATAACTTGCAAGGCACTTTCACGATTTTGACCTTCAACAAGAAGAGTATGATCAAGTATAATCACAAATTTCTTGTCTTTAGCTTTAGTTTCATAGAAGTAATTAATAGTAGAAGCTATATCTTCAACAGTACCAGGAGTATCTACATAATATATAGGATACGACTTTATTTGTTGAGAAGTTTGTTCAACTCTATCTAATAAATCATCTGTTAATTCATTATTAGCACTATATAGCTCAGCAGTAGTTTGCCTTAACTTACTACTTATTTTTCTACCTACTTGCCTAGAACTTAACATTTCAAATGAAAAATTAAGTACTATAATATCCTGATTAGAATTTAAATCTATTAAATCAGTTTCAAGTGTATTCACAAATGAAGATTTACCACTACCAGATATACCTACTATAGTATATATCGTATTTGGTTCAATTCCTCCCATACAGGATTTATTAAACTTATTCCATCTTGTTCTTAAAGATTGAATTTCGTGGTTCTTTCTTTTACGAATATATTCTACTGCTTCATTTGTTGCAGTAGATATATGACGAAATGATAGTGTTTTAGATGACATCTGTTCCATAATTATAAGTATTAGGTTGATAATCATCTAATTTCATTTGTTCCTCAAAGGTTTCCCACTCATGTTGAGTAAGCCATTTCCACATAGTTTTCATATAACCTATTTTGCCTGTTCGCATTTTATCATCTATTTCGTACCTCAGACAAGCCATAATATGATTATGCATTGCTTTGGATTTACCTACGATACGGTTATACTCCTTTCTACATTTGTTTACATTAGCTCTTAAGAAACCTTTAGTTCCATCAGGGCGTATAACGTAAACTGGAAATTGGTCATAAAAATTATCAAACATAGTTTTATCTTCTTTAAGAAGTTCATCTAGTTTTGATGTCTTACTTATGACTTGGTTATCAGTACTATTATTAATACTAATTAAACCTTGATTAGCTAACTCTTGTATTTCTTCTTCATTAACTAGGCTGAGAAGTTTCTGAATGTCTTGATTGATTACTTTGATATCACTCAATACAAGTGTTAGGAATACTAATTGATTAATAGATATGTTTGGTATTCTATCTAAGATAGAAGTGTCTATTTCTAAAATCATATTCTCATATATTATATGAGCATATAGTTCTTTGAAATTTATTTGGTAGCCTTTGTTAATCCCATAGGCTCAATTGTAATGGTTTTAATTCTCTGATTATCTTATAGGCTTCATATATATAATACCTATAATTAATCTTTCGTTCTTCAATTGGTTTATCATCAAATTTATTTAAAAGAGTAACACCAGATGCCGTTAGCATATTCTGATACTGTCTTGCAGAAGCCTTATATTTATGTTCTCCTACATATGGCTCAGTGTATGTTATAATTTCACCTTCTTTGTGCCCAGTATCTTTCCATTTCCATAAGTATCCACCATTAGTAGATGCATAGAAGCGATTAGTTCTTTGTTGCTCTTTATTCATGTATTCAACATGCCATTGTTTACCAGTCTTTTCAGACATTAAGAATTTACGTATATCTGTACATCCTTTTATAGTCTCTTCAACTGGTACTTTATCTACAAAGTATTTAATTATAGCTTCAGGTATTATCTTTGCAGATAAACCTTTACCTAATAATACTTCAGTAATAAACATTCCTTTTGTTTTAATTAAATTAGGATTCTTAGTCTTACCATATCCTTCTTTAACCGCAATATAATCATTAATTGCATATTGATACATAGCTTCAAAACGGTCCTCTTCTAGAGTAAGTCTAGTAAGTTGTTCCCATTCTCGACAAACCTTGCTGTAATTACTATAGTTATCTTTTTTACAAATTAAGAAGAGTCCATCAGTATTAGCTTGTACTATTCTACATCCTATTTGGACTAATTTCTCAGCTAACATTAAAAGTAAAAGTTGACCATTGATTCTAATTTTCATAACAGCCTCAGGGCTGTAACAGAAATTATGTTCATTTTGTAAGTTGCCTGATAACATTGTTGTTATCGTTAAGCTTTTTATCTTAACTTCTTATACTTATTATTAATATAAGATCCGCATATATTTTCATCTGTTCTAGATGTGAACCACTCTTGGAAATATTTTTGCTACTATAACGCTCAATTTCTATGCTGTACAGTGACTAACAGTTATTAGTTTACCTCGGTATTATCATTCCAGACTTCTACCGATTTTGGTTCATTCTTATCATCCATTCCTGGGTGTAAGGGCTTATTTATTAAACCGTTTAAGGCAAGCTTTAAGGTTTCATTTTTAACTTTATTGCCGTTGTGTTTAGCTTCTACTCGTTCTTCTTTAATTTGCTTGTACACTTCTAGAAATTCAGGCCCTAAGTGTTTAGGATAAAATTTATATTCTATTAGCATACTCGGATATAGTGATGTTACATCACAGTCTATAAGTAATTCATCTTCTTTAGGAATAATGATTTCAGGATCATTCTTAGAATGAATTCCCCCTACTCCTACAGTATAGCGTAGATTATCAAATATGAAATTATTTTCATAGCCTTTTCTACCTGGAGATACTACTTGATGTTTCATATCATCAAGTACATTCTTTAGTATCGGACTATCAAATTTTACAAATGGTAGTATTACATCTTTTAAAGGAATATAATCCATTGGAGATCTTAAATCTTTAATATCCCACCAGGTTAAACCTGTTTTTACGAGATACTTTTGAGTTAAAATCTTCATTCCAATGTTTACACCATCTTTGCTAAGTACTCTTACTCCATATTCATCTTCAATAGCTATACGTAAATCAATAGCTGTTTTACATCTATTTAAAAGCTCTGTAGTAGACTCAATATCATTTATATTATAGTCTATCATTTCGTCAAAATCTTCTAATGGAAGAGGCTTACTCCAATCACATACAAATTCTTGTACATTAGGATATTGCATAGTTACTTGAATTTCTTTCAAACCTACTCTAAGTTTATTAGAATAAAGCATGGTAAGAATATCAAAAGTATCAAACCATATTTGATATTTCCAATGTTTCCAGGCATCTATGTTGTCCTCTTTAGATGTAGTAATAGTTTTACTTAGATTGAAGATAGAATTACATATAGTAGCTACATTATAGCTCATAAGTTTATCTTCATACTCTATAATATAATTTATTATAGGATTATCATAATGCAGATTGTTATATCCACAAAAGATAATATCTGAGTTTATTACTAGTTCTGTTCCATAAAAGTCTCCCCATTTTATATAAGTATTGACTTGTTTAAAGAATTTAACTAATTCTCTTAGCTGATTCTTTCTTTCAGAGATTTCAAATTTATATATTTCTCCTGTTTCTGTATTTTTAACAGAACAATGAAAAATATTCTGAAATACCTCAATATCATATACATAGACCTTTTTGTCACGTATAATCATATTAATAATATTTAGTTAGATTCCGTAGTCAGACTCGAACTGACACAAATCACACAGACTTACATTTTGCTGCGGCTCTAACCTCTTCTTGAGCTATACGGAATTCCATAGATATTACGCTGCTATTTTATTAATAGCAGGTTTTATAAATTTTCTACAGTAAGCTCTACAGTTGCTTACTCTGTTTTTTCCTTTGCAACCTCCTACATGTTGCTTTCTGTTCTTATCTCTTCCTACATAGAATTGTAAGAATTTCAAGGGACGTTTAGGTTTCTCTAAACGAAGCCTTGCTTCTTTTTGTTTCGCTAATTTCTTAGCTTTTAATTCTTTGATTCGTGCTTTTCTTTTTGCACGTAACTCTTTTAATCTTGGACTTAACCAATCTTCAGGTTTTTTGTCCTTATTAGACTCTTTGTCTAACTTACTTTGAGCTAAACGTAAATCACGTTCAGTTTGTTTACCTTTATGTCTTATTCTTTTAGCTTCAGCTAATTTCCACTCTGTGTAATTCTGTTTTTCCATAATCTTGATAATTTAGAAAGTTAATTATTTAAAACCAATTTTGTTTCTATTTATGTCAATTTCTTTTTTTAAAGTATGAACTATAACTACGCTATTAGGATAAACTCTAATCTCTGTGTAATAATCGTTATCTCTCCAAAACAGAGCTTTTTGCACTCTATATTCAAATTTTGAATTACTTTCAAAGAAACCTTTTTTTAAATAGATGATTAATTGTTCTTCTTTTGAATGTTCTACTGTTACTTTATCCATTATGCTGCTAATAATGATTTACCGTCATAATAAATTATATTATTGTCTCCTTCAATGTCTTGTACAGTTATACCAGCAAATGAGGAATCATTACGATACTGTTTAGCTTCTTTAGCTGCTTTTTTCTTTGCCTCTTCTCTTGTAGAAGCTACAAAATAGTCAGTTTTGAAATCGTATGTACGTTTATCGTCGTCACTACGTCTACGATTTATCACATACTTAAACTTTCGCTCTTTAGGCTTTTCTTTAACAGCTAATTCAGCTGCTGTAAAGCCTTTTTGTTTACCAGCCTTAATAGGTAAAGGTTTATACTTTAAAGCCTCCATACGGGCTTCTTTTGCTGCCTTCTGTTGAGTAAACAGCTCTTTCCATTCTGCCTTAGAACGTTCTTTTGGCTTAGGAGATTCAGTAAATAAAGAATTCTTTACTATTCTAGTAAATTTCTTCTTTTCTTTACGTGTGTAGTGGATAGTTGGATCATAGCCTGCTTTCATAAGAATATTTTTTATTCGTTCTTTTTTAGACTGTTTAATAGCCTTATTCTCTTCTATAGCATTTTTTGCTATTTCAGTAGGCTGTTGTTTATTCTTAGAACTCCAGGAGTTCCAATTTACTGTTTTCCCATCTTTTACTTCAGTAACTAAAGACGGACCGATCTCGAAATCTCTAGTAGTTTCTGCTGGACAATATTTCTTAACATATTTTCTGTTTATTACTATTCTAGGATAATTACGCTTTTTAGCTTTAGCTGATCGTTTAGCATTTCTTACTGTCTGTTTCTTTACTCTATATTGTTTATTCTTTTTCATAATTTTGATAATTTTAAAGGGTTAATACTAAGAAAGGGAAGGGGAAGTTACTCCCCTAAGCCTTTCTACAATAGTTATGAATATATAAAATAATATCTTTAGTCTTACATTTTTCTTAAGCCGCAATAGATAGAGGAGCTTCTTCAAGGCTTAATTCAGCCTTGTTATTAAACTCTTCAATCTCTTTGTTAAGTTTGTTAATCTCTAACTGAAGTTTATTCTTCAGATTGTTAATATAGTCTGAGGTCAATTCTTCAGTTGTATTAAGGTTTTTCTTTCCTTTTGAACGCTTGAGCTTAGGGTCTAGGGTCTTAATTTTGCTCAAATGGAATAACTGTTCCTGCTTTTCACTTAAAGTAAATATAGCAAGATAGTTATTTGTTGTAGGCAATTCTGAGAACTTCTTGTAACCCATATTGATACACTGTAAATACAGTTTCAACAGGATACGTTCATCAGCCTTAGCTTGGATTTCATTAAGTAACTGTTTCAAGTCAAAATTACGAGTGGCACCCTTAGGGATGATATTCTCGTTCTTAATAATATTCCAATATTTAGTAATTTCATTACTAAGTTCTTTACGATGTGTAATAATATATTTAGATGTAATTGATTTCATGTTCAAGTTGATTTTTTAAAGTTAATACTTGACCAAATTACGTCTACTAGTTGTAGTGCTGGTGAGACTCGAACTCACAACTCTCAACTTAGAAGGTTGATGTTCTATCCAGTTGAACTACAGCACTATATTTAAACAGGGCCAATTCACCCTGTGAAAATATGTTGTTTTATTATAATATTCCAATTCAAATACTATACTTGTTTAACCTTGCCTAATCGTACTGGTACGACTACGCCTGGTCTTATTTCAATACCAGCAAACCCAAATATGTTGTCAGAGACAACAAGTTTGCCGGTTAGACCTTTCTCTTTTGCGAATTTTTCAATAGCTTCTTTATTGATATACTTTGAGTGCAGCTCTCCGCTCGAAGCATTCCTCATACTATCAAATAAAATATCTACAACACAATCGAGATCTTTGTTTTTAATTGCTTCCTTCAGTAATGCTTGTGTAATACCGTCAAAAGCTACATCGTTTCTAGTTCCTCCAGAACCAGTTATTGCATCTGCAATACGTATTGCTACATCTAAAAGACTTACCGATTCATAAGTATTTAAAAGCCGTTGCCACCATAAAGGCCCTTTGCCATAGTAAAAGAAGACCTGACCATCCTCTCTTACAGATACCGCATTAGGTGTTACTTTAGTGCTTCCGTCCCAACTCTGAACTTTAGCTAGTATAGTAGGCTCGACGCAAATAAGTAGTCGCAGAAGCTCTATTCTTACTTTAGAAATTCTGCTCATAGTATTGCTTATTCAGTAGTTTCTTCAAGATTTACCTGAAGTGTTACTTCTGTTTCGTCAGTAACTACACCACACTGCCGTTGATATTCCAACTGCATACGGTCAGACTGATCCATCATATCACGTACAGTCTCACTGAGTCGAATGAACTTGCGAGACAAATCCTCATAGAAGTTGAGGATACCTTTGTTATGTATCTTCAACATATCGTTCAGCATAGGCAATTCCTCTGCTGCGAAGAACATAGGTTTACTGTTCTTCTTACCAATACGTTCGATACATTCAGCCACGCTCTTCCG